ATGGGGCAGGAGACTTTTCGCGCTGGCACACAGTACGGTGACTTCAAGGGTTCGGCCGCTGCAGATCGCCATGATCATGCCGACATCTCTGACTACCTTGAGCAGAGGGGTTTGATCAAAGAGGGTGAGCAGGTTTTCGCTACCGAGCTCTATTCGGGAGAAGTGCATACGGTCACTCAGGATTCAAAGGTCTATGTCACGGTCATGCTGGCAACCGGCGAAGGGTACGACGACATCAAGGCAGCAATCGACTCAGGCGAACCACTGAAGGTCCGCAAGGTCCGTTTGGAGATGCACCTGAACGAATTCTTCGGTCTGTTCAAGCGCTTCAACATCTGCATATCGAATCATGGACTGCTGGAAAACAAAGAAATCCAGTTTGATGATTAAACGAAGCTCATTGCAATGAAAAAGGGCCTGTCCAACTTTGGACAGGCCCTTTTGCTTGGCTTCCCTTACTCGCCCCACTTTGTGCCAGGCGGTAGCTCCAAGGGCTTGATGTAGACGACCTGATCTTCAATGGTGCCGCGAACTGGGACTCTGTGAAGGCCAGGCGCAGATTCTTTTGTCAACTGCTCGATAAGGTCGGCAGCTTTCTGTGCAGTGGCATCTCCCCGGCGAAGGTCGATGATGAGTTGAGATATCTCAGTGCTGTTCATTTTTTGCATTTGAAGCTATTTTGCGAGGCTGTTTAATTCATTTGTGAGTAAGCGCTATCAGAATCTCTATTCATGCAGCCTTAAATTTTTAGCTCATTCCCGTCCCTAGGGAACCTGAACTGTTACAGATGCATTGGTCAAACGATCGTGAACTTTGAAGTGTGAGCCGTTTGCGTTCACTTCAACTAGGGACAAAAAGCGAAAAAGCCCTTTGCCTCTTGGAAAAATGGTTGCATGGTGAGTTTCGACATGAGCTTGCAGAGCTTCTATTTTTCGATGCAAGATCATCCAATGGACAGTCGACTCAAGGGAGTGCCTCTGTCCACCCATCAAGCCGCCTGCAGGGATGACAGTGCCACGATCAGTCGTCACAAATGCATTGCCGCCATTTGAAAATACTGCTTTGTGCTCGTCATCAGATAGTCCGCCATCAGAAGCGGGTCCAGCCTCAAAAAGCCTGTGGAGTTGCGGCCAGTTCCGATCTGCAACCCTCACGAGATGGGCATCGATCCACTCCTCGCGGCGAGCGCCTTTCGGGGGATGGGGTAGAAGGTCGATGAAAAAGACCTCATTCTCCTTCACATGAAAATAAAGTAAATGATCTGCTCTCTGGTTAATGAAGTTTGGATTCTTGGTATCTCGCTGGCCTTCTAGGACAGGGTGCAGATGATTAATTCCCCAGTAGGCGAGGAGACGATCAGGGCCATCAACGTTGGATGACGTTTTGGAAAGATAAGGGGTTATGTCCCCCCCACTCTCGAGTAGGCCAGTCACCTCGGCAACCGCTTGCTGATACTGCGGCCAATAGCTTTGCGCAAGTAGCTCTGGTGAGTGGTGGACCTTGTACTGACCAATCGGCACTTGGCGCTTATTGTTGTCGAAGAGCATGGAATAGGCTTGTGCTGGACTGACTTTCGACAGTCGTTTCGATCCGGATTCTTTGAGCCTGGCCATGACCATGTCATTGAAGTCCCGTTGGAAATCCATAATCGCAAGCATTCCATACTCCCTTTTTTAAAACAGGCCCGCTGGCTCTGCCTCCCTGTCCCAACTATAGATGACTAGCTCGCCGCGCTCGACACGATTTGCCGCGCCGCCCACGGTGTAGTCGAGCTTCAGATCCTCCATCTCGAAGTCCTTGAAGCACTCCCTGATCGCAGGGTGATCGTTGATGCTGATGACGGCCTTGCCCTTGATCGCCTTGAGCTTCTTGGCCATGAGCTCGTACTGCTCCCAGGGGAAGGGCACGCCATAGCCCTCGGTCTCCCAGTACGGCGGGTCCATGTAGAAGAGGGTGTGCGCGCGGTCGTAGCGATCGATGCAGGCTGCCCAGTCCAGCTGCTCGACATAGGTGCCGGCCGCAAGCCGCAGGTGGGCGGCAGACAGGTTTTCCTCGATGCGCAGCAGGTTGATGGCCGGGGCCGTGGTGGCAGTGCCGAATGTCTGGCCAGCGACCTTGCCGCCGAAGGACTGATGCTGCAGATAGAAGAAGCGCGCGGCGCGCTGAATGTCCGTCAGGGTCTCAGGCTTCGTATCCTGCATCCATTTGAAGACCTGGCGGCTGGTGAGCGCCCATTTGAACTGGCGCACAAACTCCTCGAGGTGGTGGGTCACCACCCGGTAAAGGTTCACCAGATCTCCATTGACGTCGTTGAGTACCTCGACGTCGGCAGGGTGCCGGGCGAAGTAGACGGCAGCGCCGCCTGCGAACACTTCAACATAGCAGTCATGCGCTGGAAAGCGCTTGAGCAGCATGTCCACCAGGCGGCGCTTGCCGCCGATCCACGGAATGATTGGGTTGGTCATTTATCTCAGCTTCTGGCACGCGGGGGTGCTCTTGAGGGGCGCGCGTGGCGCTCAGCTGATTGAATGCACCGCATCTGGGGCATTTGATAGATAGACGAGTGTATTCACCTTCGCCCAGTTTGCGGCGGCAGTTGCCGCAGCGAATTTCCTGCATATGCTCTTTCCGAGGGGAAAAATTGGCTAGACTCGTCACGCTGTCGCGACAGTGGCGGGTCTTCGCCTGGCATGCAGGCCCGGTCTGCTGTTGGGGTCTTGCGCGGGTGTTACCGCACCTTTGCAAGTCGCCCGTCTTTTTTGATTTCGAGAAACCCGCTGTACTCAGGTCGGCGGGTTTTTTTCGCACTAGATCGCTGCCGCCGTGCGCAACATGGACAAGCGCCTGTCAGAGCAGATTCATGCTGTGGTTCTGCGATCTATGCGTTTGAAGTCAATCACCCAGACCCATGGGTTTGCTGCCCAGTCGCCGCCAGTGGATTCCCAAAGTTCGCGGAATGCGTCATCTGGATAAGTCCAGTTTTTCGGGTGCTGTTCATTTCTGATCGCGCTGTAGTAGTCACCCTCGCGGCCGTGGGAAATGCGATTCACGCCTTCGGCAATTGCATCTTCATTGCTGATGTCCTGCAGGCGCTCCACGCGCACTCCAGTGACTTCCAGCCAGATGCGCGCGGCAGACTTGGGCATGTGAATGCTTGGCCGCCATGGCGATTTCTCCATGTCCTCCGAATCCATCACATCGGGATCGGTGGCGCGATACCAGTAAACGTTGTCAATCAGGCATCCGTCGTCATCTGCCTGCTGGCACCATGTCTCGCGCACATAGATGCGGTCACCACGCTTGCCGAATGGGCACTTGGCCGAGTGGTAGATGCCCTGCGTGTAGGTGCCCGACCACCAAGTGTGCTCTCCTTCGGCAACAAAGGAGTCGGGGGCGTCAACCGAACGATGTAGACGATCTTCCGGTGGCTGTGGTTTCACTACTCGGCGCGTCTGGGTCTTCTGCCCGCTCAGAATGGCGCGCACCAAGGGCGCCTTGAACATCAAGCCGGTTTCTTTCATTGGGTGGCTCCAAAAGCAGAACCCCGCTCAGTGGCGGGGCTCTGCTGGTTGATACATATGCCAGGGTAGCGGTGGCACGCCGGCCAGTACGTGTGAGGGAGTGTCACTTCCCATTGCTCTGCTCCTTTTCAACTCGCCAGCACAAGTCGCACAGAAACTTGCATTCGTTTTCCGACCGTGGATCGCCCACGGCCTGCCCACAGTTGTGGCTGCAAACCTTTGTCGCAGGATCGAACGCGGCAAGCGCCTTGGGGTCGGCACGTGGCCACGGTACTGGATCAGCCATTGCTCTACTCCTTCTTCGCCTGGGCGCGCTTTGCTTTGGCAGCCTCGATGTGAGCTAGAAACGTCCGGCGAAGGTCGAGTAGGTGCTCTGTCACTTCATCAGGCAAGGCGACCAGGCGGATTCCATCGGGCTGGCCCTTCTGGAAGGCAGGCAGCATGTGCATGAAGGCTGCGGCCATGGCAGGGTCGACCATGGCAATGCACTGCTTCCCATCAACTTCAACAAACACGTTGATCGCTGTGAAATTAGCCATGCTCCACTCCTACCTTGGCTTCTTGCGAGGCACGCTTGAAAACAGTCTCCGGGTACTTCGTGTTGAATGTCTGAGAGGTTCCGCAATTGCTGCACGCATGAGGCCATTGCGGTGGATCGCTCATCAGAATGGATCCAGTCGGCTGCATGTGGCCCGATCCGCATTCGTCACATACATAATCGACTATCGCCGCTTCGGCAGGTGCTTCTTGTCTTGCCATCACTCACCCCCTTGCGCTGCCTGGGCGGCGCGCTGTTCAAATTCGTCTATGGCACTTGCGTCATCGCCGTCGTAATCGTCATCCTCGGTGCACCGCCCCATCAGTTCGCAGCAGGCTGCGCACCAACGGTGCGTCATGAAGTCACCATACTTTCCGATCTGGCAACGGTGTCGCTCACCTTTTTGGATGACGCTTTTGCAGTGGCAGCACTCGTGCGGCTTGGAGGCAACTACCATCTTGTTCGATAGCACTGTGTCGCTGGGCTCGCCAAAATCGCCCTCGAATGGATCGAAGGCAAGGATGCTTTGATCTGTAGCCATCATTTCCCCTTTGCTGCCTCAATAGCAGCGCTGCATGCTTCTTCTGGTGTGTCGCCTTGTCCGCTGCACAGCACCTTGCGATCTGGATTGATTACAGGGCCGCTGTTTAAAGGCTTGTCTGTGATCCATGCCATCCAGCCGGTTCGCCGCGTGTAGGCCAATTCGAAATAGGCGTAATGGTTGTGCTCTAGTTCTGCTCGGTGTTTGCCGATCAGTTCGCGGATGACATCCCGTGAATCAGCCCGTTCACCCTGTGCGGAGCTATACAGTTCGACGTAGTCCAACGCCGGATTTCGCATCGCAGCTAAGTGCTGCTCCGTTCCTGGGCGTACCGGCCTGTGGTCAAAAAAGGATGTTTCTCCGATTTCTCGGACCAGAACGGCATAAGGTTCCGCACTCTGCGTGTCTGTCTGTACACGCTGCTTGAGCCTGCGCAGTTGATCGCGTGTTCCCGATATGTCGCAGACCTCGTTTTCGCGGGGGGTCCCGGCGTTCATCCCACGACCTTCGCCTGATGCGCTGATGAAAGCAGCGATAAGCCGAGCCTCTGCCGACTCATGGCCGCACCACTTGTCGATCTCATCCACGGCTATCTGATAACGCATGATTTTTTCTTCGGCCGCATCCATGTCTCTGCGAAGGCTTCGCATGGAGAAGTGCTGTTTGATGGCCCACACGAAGCAGATGTAGAACCCGGCGACATAAATTGCTTCAGTCATCACTCCCCCTTTGCTGCCGCGATAGCGGTGTCATCTTCCAAATGCAGTGGCCCGGTGCAGTACGGGTCGCGCTCGATGCGCGCCATGGCCTCCCGAATCGCCCGTCGTGGTTGATCGCCGTAGACCTCCGAAACCACGCGCTCACGCGGCTCGCTCATGTGGTGCTGCACTGTTCGCCAGCCCACATCCTCTCCGTCGCTGGTCGTGAAGCAGCGAAGGTCAATGCACTGGTCTTGGAGAAAGCCCAGCAGCTCCGCAGCCCGCGCGTCTTCCACCGTCATGGGGGCTGAGAAAACGGGGCGTACATAGTGCTGCGTTTTGTACTTGCTGAAATCCCTGCTCCAGTTTGTGACTTCACCACCGACAGTCCACGCCACTGGTTCTGCCTGCGACTGGGGTGTGATGCCTTCGGCGCGCGCCGACAGGAAAGCGCAGAAGTTCGCAACGTCCACGGGGTCGCCCTTGTCAACGTGGCCGCGCAGCAGCTCGGACAAGCGTTCACGAGTGCAGTCGGTATCCCATCCGCCGTATCCCTTGGCTCGCTGCTTTGCCAGCTTGGCTTTCATGAGCGCAGCAAGGGCATCGACCGCAACATCGTCGGGGTGAGGCGCGACCACCGCCTGCGCGGGAAGTCCGGTAGCAGCAGCCAGCACGGCGCGCAATGCCTCGATTTCCAAAGCACCACGGATGCAGGCTTTTGCATCGAGCTCGTCCCAGCTGTGACCGGGTGGGTAGTTCGTTGCCATGGCTCGCAGTTGTGCGGCTGCGCTCTCGCCCTTGGGCATGATCGCAGGTTGCTGCTGCCTGACCCATTCGGGGTTCAGCATCTGGCCCTGCTCAATGTCGTGCGGGTCGTCGATCCACTTCGGCACTGCGGGCGCGGCTGCCGGGGTGGCGGCAAGCGCTGCGCGCTCAGCACTCTCCATGCTCTGCCTGGTCTGATGGCCGTGCACGCCGTCGATGAGCTGGCCGTTTAACCAGGATTTGCCGCGAGGGGCGATATTGAGTTCAGTTGGAATGGTGTGCTTACTCATGTCGTGTCCTTGTCTCAGGCGTACATCAGCGCCTCGTGTTTGAAATTCCACTTCGCCAGTGCCTGTGCCATGTATGGGCTGACGCTGTTGCCGATCATTCGGACCTGTGATGTGGTGCTGAGCTTGATGCGCGGTATGTCGCGCGGGTCATCTACGGCCTGCACGCCGTCTTTGAACAAGAGCGCTGGGTCTGGGATCTCGTCAATCTGGTAGCTGTCGGGGAAGCCCTGCGCGCGCGCCAGTTCGCGCGGTTTGAGCATGCGCAGGGTGATATCGACCAGGGCCCACCATTGGCCGCCGTGCCACATCAGCACCACATCCGCGTGCTCGGTGAACTGGTCCGGCAAGTGCTCGCGCAGCAAAGCTGCGCAGAGCTTGGCGCGCTCCGCATGCTCTGGCGCCAGATGTGCTGCGGGCACCTTGGCGGTCTGCACCAGGGCCATGCGCGCCTTTGTGGGGACGGTGTGCATGGGCTCGCTGCAGCTGCTGTCCTGGCCGCCTTCGCTGTAGTACTTCACTAGACAGGCCGTGATGAGGCGCTGCTGCGTGCCGCTGGTGGTGATGGTGGACAGCGGCTCATTGGCTGGCCGGCCATCGCCGTCATAGAAGCCGCCGTAGGCCTGCTCCAAGCAGACGGCAGCGAGAGCGCTGGTTGCGCCGCTGGCAGTGACCGTGTTCAGCGGCATCTCGATGTTGCGAGTGCCATGGCTCCAGCGTTTGCCGCCCGCAGGGCCTTCGCCGTGCCCCATATCCACCAGATGCGCTGCGACCATGCCCAGGGTGATGCCTGTGCTGGGCCGCTTGGGCGTGCCTCCTGCAGTGATGGTGGGCAGCGGCTCATCCATCGCGCTACCCACAGCGCCGGTATTGAACTTGGTGATGTGAGCTGCCGCGATCGCGTGGTGCTGCCCATTGGCCGTGATAGTGCTCAGTGGCTCGGCCACGGTCTTGCCATTCAGCTGCGTCTCTGCCGTCCCGCGGAGCGTCACTATGGTGGGAGAAACCACCGAAAAGTGGCCGCCCTTGACCTGGGCGCAAACCGTGCGCAACGGTTGATCAGCCGGCATGGTGCGTTGGTTGCTGCCGTTGGCATGCTCGTTGATGAATGGCGCGAGCACCGGAGCTGCCAATGCGCCCTGAGAGCCTTGGCTTGTCACCGTCCAATAGGGCGCGTCCAGTTCGCGCACCCGTGGCTGCTGTCCTTCGCGTTCGCCGTTGCGCGTATTCACGATGAAGGGCGTGGCCGTATTCAGCACATGGCGAAAAACGCCCTTTGCCACTCGGCGCAGGGTATTGGTCACCAGATCGCGCTTGCGGCCGAAGATGCTTTCTGCAGGCAGATCAAAGTCTATGCACTGAGCCGCTGTGCGGTGTGCAGCGAGCAGGCCGGCAATGACGCGGTGATCTGTTGGAGGTGCATACGAGGGGCCGCCCCAGTGGATGGGTATGCCATCGCGGCGTGCGACCAAGAAAAGGCGTTTGCGGATGGTGGGGGCGCCCTGGTCGCATGCGCGCATCTCGCTCCACTCCACGCTGTACCCATGGTTGCGCAGCTGGCGAACGAATGACTGAAAGGTCCGGCCTCTCTTTTTGGGGTCGGGTCGGGCATTGCCGTCAGCATCGACCACCAGTGGGCCCCAGTCTTGGAACTCCTCGACGTTCTCCAGCATCATCATGCGCGGCCTAGTTTTGGCGATCCAGCGCAGGCCCACCCAGGCCAGTCCCCGTATGTTCTTGGAGACAGGCGTGCCGCCTTTGGCCTTGCTGAAATGCTTGCAGTCGGGCGACAGCCAGACCAGGCCCACAGGCTGATTGCCGGTGACAGCAATTGGGTCCACCTCCCACACGCTCTCGCACAGGTGCTTGGTGTATGGATGGTTGAGCGCATGCATGGCCAGCGCTTCGGGGTCGTGATTGATGGCGATATCGACAGGACGGCCAAAAGCCCATTCCAGCCCGGTGCTGGTCCCGCCGCCACCGGCGAAGTTGTCGATGACCAACTCGTGGCCGAGGTCGAGATTCAGCGTGAAAAGGTCGCGCTTCATTGATGCTCCAGAAAGCAAACAGCCCGCTCTATGGCGGGCTGTGATTCATTGATGTGTGCAATAAGGCCAATTCATGAAGATCTATGAATGGCTCGAAGGTGTGCGCATAGCTGCTAGTAGCGCAGCCTCTTCAAACGATGGGGCAGTGCCAGAAGATTGAAAGTGCCAATAGTCGGGATCGTTACCGCCCCCAGAGATGAATACGGCACTCAGGTCCATGCCGCCGAGCCAGCTCTTCCAGTGGCCGTCGGACTCGCGCCACCAAGTCAGTGCTCCGACCTGGCGGCTTTCATGCTGGTGGCTTGTGGCACGCTGCAATGCTGTGGGGATGTCAGGCGCATAGTCGTTTACTCTCACATATCGCCTCCCGCCGAGCGTCAACAGCGATGACCAACGTATGAAGTTGCCATTCACTTTGGCGTGCTCTCTTGCAGGGGAGATGCTCAGCGTCAGCTGATGACCATTTTCGAGCTCGATGTGTTTCGATAGTTCTGCGGGATGGCCATGGCTTGTCATGAGAAAGGCGTTCCAGCCGTCCAGGCTGCCCGTGCCGTCCGCATAGTTTGGACTGCAATGCCAGTCGGCCGTGCTGATGCCATTTTCGTCAACCCAGGCGATGGCCTTGTGAGGCGTGTAGGTGGTGCTCATAGATACTCCAGATACCAAAAAGCCCGCTCAAGGCGGGCCGGTGGCTTGCCATAGATGACTGCACATCTATGAATGAATGGGGCGGGGTTTAGGCTGCTTTCCGCAGTGGAGGGATAGGGCAGCTTTGCACGCGCAGATGGCCCAGGCCTTTGAGGGTGTTGCGGTAGCAGCTGACGATTGCGGCCTCGAGCTCCTGGGCCACATTGACGCCAGCGGCAATGATCTGGCCGTCCTCGGTGACGATGGCCAGCTGCACGGGCTTACCGTGGAAGGTGGCTTTCGGCGGCTCGTGGCTGACAGTGTGGATGTAAACGCCTTCGATGGCGCCTGTGGCTTGTTCACCCAGCATGGCTTTTCTCCTTTGCCTTGGTGCGTGCCTGCTCGGCCTGCACGCGCGTGACGGTGTTGTGTGCTTCGAGCATCTGCTGCGGACTGCTTGCGTCCATGATGGTCTGGGCATAGCTCAGTGCCTCTCCTACCGGAGCGATTTCCTCGGGGGAGAGGCGCATGAGCTTTGTTTGCTCGTAGCGCTCGCGCAGGGCGTTCATGACGTCATGCGATGGCGCGATCAGATCCACGAGCTTTTGATCAATATCTGCCGCCCTGACCAACGCGACATTCAGGGCAGCTGACACCCTAAGAAAGTCGTCTTCCGTGCCGGTGCCTTCATGCAGGCGCGTGAAGGCGTCCAGCGTGTCGAATCCGTCCTTGAGCGTTTCGCCCTCGTTGTAGGGGCGGCAGTGGTTCAACAGGTGGATCGGGTACAGGGACTGTTCTTTCGGCGGTCGTGCCCGCTTGAACCGGGCCGCTCTGCGTTCGGCGCGGTTCACTGAGGCAGCTCCTTGATCGTGCCGTCCGGGTAGTGCAGGCGGTTGCCCACGCGGCTTGGCAGCGTAAATGCGCGCATGCGGGATTCCGGAATGCCTGGCGTGTCCTTGAGCTCGGGGCATTTGTAGGGCTCGCTGTATCGGCTCTGCCAGGGGAATGTCTGCACCGATGCGGTCGATCGGCTTGCGCGGCGCTTCTTGAGCTCGCTGCTGCGCAGCACTGGTGTGGCGTGAGTGATGCTGACCGCGCTGTCCTCACTGGGTTTAATGGGTCGACGTTGCATGGCGGTTGGGTAGAGGAATGCAGAGGTTGTAGATCGCCAGCCAGTGCAGACCGCACTGACTGTGGAAGGGGTAGGGGCAGGCATCGTTGGGCTTCAGGCCGGCTGCATAGGCCTCCTGGGCCTCGCGTTCGACCGTGGCCTTGGGCATGCTGATCAAGCCGGTGACGGCGAAGCAGTGCAGCTTGTCAGGCACAGGCCGCCTCCTTGCTGCGTGCCGGTACCAGCGCGCAGCTCAGCACGTTGGCGAGCATTTCGGTGCGCGGCGGGCGGCAGACAAGGGAGTGGATGCGTGCGCGTTCCAGGCTCACGACTAAGGCGCGGCCTGGGGTCAGCTCGCTCTTGAAGTCGTCCCAGAAGCGTTGCGCGTTCAGGCCTGACCATGTGACTCGCCAGGGCTCAACGTGGTGGGTGCCGAGCCGGTCATAAACCAGCAGCTCCAGCTGAAAGACGCCGCATGCAGACTTGGTTGCTTGCGGTGGGGTGCGGCTGAGATAGACGGTGCCGGTGTGGTTCATGGTGCCTCCTGTCGCTGGCAATGAAAAAAGCCCACACGGCAACTGCCGGGCGGGCTGGGTGGATCAATCTGGCAAGCGTCCGGAGAGGGCGCTTGGCAGATTCCCCTCGGGTGAGGGGATGTGGTGGCTCAGGCGAACGGGTAGCCTGCGGGCTCGTGCTGCAGCCGGCGCAAGGCTTCATCAATGTGCAGAGCGCGGCGTGTTCGCTCAGGAACGTGTGTTACCAAGATGAGGGCGCCAGTCGCAGGAAGCTCTTGCACTCCATGGATATCCTCGCAGTCAAGCACAGTGGCGAGCGCGAAGTGCTTGCGCAGGGCCTCGGCGTGACGGGTCTTGCCGGAGCCTTGCGGCCCGTAGACGATGATGGATTTCTTGTCGGGCATGGTGCTTAGCGGCTCTTCTCGTAGGTGCCGATCAGCACGGGCAGGGTGTTTTCGACCGCAGCGCGGATGTCATCGGAAAACTCGGTGGCCATCTGCTCGACCAACTCTTCCCAGCCCACGGGGCGCAGTGTCATGACAGGTTTGCCGTCGGTGGTCACGCTCAGGCGCATCACGAATTCGCGCTCGCTCAGTTCGGGGTATGGCTTGCACTTCACGGTGATGTGCGTGGGCAGCGTTTCCTTGTCGCTCTTGACCGTCACGCTCTCGAAGGCAGAGCGCTGGGTGCTCAGCGCTTGTTCTTCGTGATTCGACTTGGCAATGGCTTCGACCGAGATGTTGCGCACGGCCGCGATGGCCTTGGGCATATCGATGGGGTTATCTCCAGACTTGGCGGCCAGGATCGGTGCCCAGTCCTCCAGCCATTCGGCCATGGCGCGCTGAGTCAGGCCCATGTTCATGACCTTCTTGAGCGCCGCATAGGCTGCTGTGGCCTTGAGCTCCAGCGTGGCCCGGCTGGCGCAATGGCCTGGCTGGGTAGGGGTGCCTAGATCCAGCACCGCGGTAGCGTTCATTGCGTCAGCGTTCACGAAGATACAGCAGCCGTCTTGCTTGTGATCTTGGGTGTATGTCACGAAGTCGTTGATGTAGGGCGTGCGCATCGTGCCAGCGGCGCGTCGGCGCGTAGGCATGAACTGCTCCAGATCCTCGAGTTTGAAGTCCGCCGGCAGGGCTGCGGCGGTGAGGTAATCGCCATCCGCAGGCCGTGTCATTTGCAGCGCCATATTGATCTGATCGATCCGTGTGTCGCGCTGATCGTTGATGTACTGGGGTGGCAGTGCCGCAGCGCTCAGCGCGCTCAGTGCGCCCAGCAGTTGGGCTTGATCGTTGGTCTGTGTGGTCTGTTCGGGGTTGTTCATGCTTGATGTGTCGTAATGCGGAAAAGAAAAAGCCCGCTGGATATGACTCCAGGCGGGCGGGCTGGTTGTTGCGGTGGTGGCTGCTTCAGGCCTTGACGGGCATGCCGGGGATCTTCAGCTGGTTGGCCGGGATGAGCGACATCACGCCATTCGTGCCGACATGCATCACCGTCTTGCGCGTGACTTCCTCGCTGCGCTTACCGTCTGCGGTGGGGCGCTGGAACTTCAACGTGTGCGCCACGGTCACCTGATGGGTGCCAGGAATGCGCGACAGGTGCAGCTTGACGTTGACCTCGCCCACTTTGTCGTTGTCGACCACGCCTGCGGCGACTTCGCCCAGGGCCATGGACAGCATGCGGTCAAACTGGCCGCCGTCCAGATCGGTGATGAATTCGCTCACGTTGGTTTGAGCGGCGCTGGTGTTGGGAACTGGATGCATGGATTTCTCCGGTGGTGGTGGCTTGCGCCGGGGTGGTAAATCAGAAAGGTGGGGCTTCGTAGATCTGCTTTCCTGGGACGAAGTGCATTCCACCGCTCCGGCCGTCGCCGTTGAGACGAGTTCCGCTAGAGATCCAGCGGCGTTTCTTGTTCAGGTAGAAATACAACTCGCGTCCCAGAACATTGCGCGTGAAGGTCTTGTGATCAGGTGCCACTCCGTCGATCTGCACTATCAGTGCTGGTCGTCGGCTGGCCGTGCCCGGCCAGTGGTAAGTGACCGTGGCTGGAAACTGCTCCCAAATGAGGCCGTTTCTCCCAACCACCACCACGGTCCCTTTGGTTCCTTTTTCTGCGGCAAAGGTCTTCATAGCTTTTGTTCAGGGGAAGAGTGGCGGACTGGCGAGCCCGTGGGCCAGCACCAGGGCGATGCAAGCGCCGAGGATGACGACCCAGGCGACGGCTGTTGCTTTGATCAGGGTGCTCTGTGACTTGGTCAGCGAAGGCATCGGCAGGAGATCCCTTTGTTGAGCTGGCCGAGGTGCTGAAAGGCGTAGTCAAGTGCGTCCCAGGCCGTTTTGGCCTGGTGGCTGATGGACACGCCGCCGCTGGAGAGGATGAAGGTCAGCATGGGGCCGGCTCCTCGAAGAGGGACATGGTCAAGTGCGCGGTGGTACCGGCGCGCACGCGGCGCACTGTCATGACGGCTGGGCGTTTGCGAGGCTTGATGCCTTCGCGCTCTTTCTGCTGCTGAGAAAGCAGGGTCTCGCGGTGGCGATCCCAAGTCAGGGTCACGTTTGTGCAGTCCTTGTTGCGGTACACAAAGGCTGCATTGGTGATGGGCACGCTGGGCATGGTGACGCGGGCTATTTGCATTGCGGTCTCCGGTGGGTGCAAAAAAGCCCGCTCAGCAATCACGATGCTGGCGGGCGAGCGATAGATGGATGTATGCGGCTGATGGTGCAGATCCATCACGATGAAGCCTTGCTACAAGGCCTCGTCGTGATGGCCCTGGTTGCCCAGGGCCCCGCTCTTACTTGACCTGGTCCTTCAGCGCTTGCCAGAGCGCCTTGGGGTTGCGGTACTTAGAGCCAAGCCAGAAGCCGAGAGCGAACACGGCCAGCATGAAGCTCAGCAGGATCAAGTCGACCATGGCTTAGTCTTCGATTGCAGCCAGGATCAGGTGCGCGGTGGTGGGGAAGGCGTCGGCCTCGGCCACGGTCTTGGCGTCCACGATGTCGAACTTGGCACCCGTCAGCTCGTCGTCCAGGCTGCGCAAGTACTTGGTGGCGCCGGCATCGTCGCCCACCTGCACAAACAGGATGGTGAGTGCGTCATCGGTTTCCTGGCGGTTGGCCGCGTCGATGATCACCTTGGCAGCGGCTGCCTTGTCATCGGGCTCGCCGTCGGTGAACACCACGATGAAGTCCTTCTTGTCGGACTTGCCGGCCAGCTTCAGCGCCTCGGTCAGTGCTTCGGCCAGAGGTGTGCCGCCGCGCGGCTGGTATTGGGCGAAGACGTCCTTGACTGTGTCGGCCGTTACGCCGGTGTGGGAGACGATGCCGGAGCCCGAGAACATCACCACGTCGATACCGTCAGAGTCCAGCTTACCGACGTCGCGGGCAAAGCCCAGGGCCGACTCTTGCACCGCTTCATAGCGGCTGCGGCTGTCGCCGGGCTTGACGGGTTCGGCCATCGAGCCGGATTTGTCGATCACGACCACGTAGTCGAATTCAGACAGCTTGGCCAAGGCCGCAGCGGTCAGGATCGTACCAACGGCCAGGGAAGAGGAGGAGGAGGTAACAGCGTTCATTGCAGTTGAGGAATTGCCGGAAAAGGGGTGTTCCGGTGGCACCATGAAAAAGGCCCGCGTGATGCGGGCCTTGGGATAGAGAGCCGGTGCCATTGCTGGCAGCCATGAGAAAGAAAAGGTGGAGGGCGGATAAGTTGCTCCCTGGCCCGGCTGTAAAAAAAGCCCGCGAGCTGGTGCTGCGGGCTGTGTGGTTGTAGCCTTGCCGTTGGTGGTGGCAATGGCAGATTGGAAAAGACTAGCGGATTACGTAATGTCGGAAGCGCAGGTACATCTCAGCCTCCAGCAGCTGGGGCTTGTCGATCAAGCGGCAGAGGCTGTGTGGGGCGATGTCGATAGCTGGTGAGCAATTCGCCTCCCAGATCTGGGGGGCTTCACATTCTGCTTTTAGCTTGGCTGCTTTCTCTGTGACGTCCTTCTTGTCGAGGATGTCCTCGAAGTAGAACTGGAAGTCGAAATCACTGATGGGTTCGATAACTGTCGCGCGCTTGATCTTGGACTTGTATATGAACGGGTGCTCGCCCTGGTACATATTGATTGGCCCGGCGCGGAACCCGACCTTGCCGCATATCAGGCTGTCGTCGGTCTTGCCGACTTGTAGCCCGCTGAATTCGGCGGACTCGGGTTGCTGGAGTATGGCCTTGACGGCAGCTTGCGCATCGTTCTTCTTGCTTTCTTCGCTGGAGCAGGCTGCCAAGGCAAAAGCCGCGACACAAAGCGCGGCGGTGATCTTTTTCATAGGTGTATGCGTGAAGTCCCTCAACAGGTCCTTTTATCACGCATGCACTGGTGCCGGCAACCGACGGCTGCAGGCTTGAATTGAGGGATCGTCTGGTGCGCCATCAGCCCGACGGCACACCAGACTGCAACCATTACCTCGCCATGGCTGGTGTCAGGCGCCGCACTTGGTGCGGGACACTGCCAGTGGCCTCGACACACATCGCTCAGGTCATGCTCGATGTGCTCAGCCAGGGTGGCAGTGATTTACCAGTCTTCGCGCAAGGCCTGCAGCTGGTGGGAGCAGATTTCCGATGGCATCGCGGCGCTTCGCAGCGGGGCGTGCTGGACACATTTATCCGGCAGTTTCGAGAATGGATGGAGAAGGGGGGGGGTCGCTCGCTGTAATAGGATCTGGATTCCTACATCACAGATTTCTTGCAGGAGGAACCCCGTATGGGAAGAAAGGCCTCGGTTGAGCTGTATCCGGGTCAGCGCCAGAAAGAACGACGCCAGTTATTCAGTCGTTTTGCAATCCCTGCTGTGGAGGCTGTTTACAGGGAAAAATTCTTCGCCCTGTTCGGTAAGCGTTGTTTTAAATGCGGCCAACCCGAAACCTACGTGCAAGGCACTAGGGGAATGAAGGTTCTTAGTATTGACCACCATGTCCCCATGGCGCTTGGTGGACAGCTGGTTCCTGGCAATCTTGTGTCACTGTGCCGCAGATGCAATGGCACTAAGCTGGACCAAGACCCCGAAGCCTTCTACACGCCAGAAGAGTTGGGTCGCCTGCAGCCGTTTCTCGATCTCCAGCATGAACTGTTCAACTTCAGGTTTGACTGGGACGCCTGGAGAGCCGATCCGGCAGGCTATTTGATCGGCTTGGGTGTTTCTCCAACCTTGGTCGATCAGCTCTTGCACGATGAAGATCACCCCGATTTCCTCGGTATGCCGGAGAAGGAGCAGGTCGCTGCAGTGTCCGTATCCTTTGGCCTGCCACCAGAGCTGGCAAAGTATTTTGAGCCAGATCCATCAGCCTAACCCTTTTCCATCCACTCTCTTTTTAAAGGTCCGGGTGTGGTGCCCGGTCGATGCCGTGCCACCCAGCACAAGGCATTTCTTGGTAAACAAGTTTGCTATGTGCTGAGCAGCAGTGTAAACGGATTTACAAAAAATGGCGAACAAATTTGTAAATGAATTTACAAATAAATCAAATGCAGTCTGACTTGAAGTGCTTGCTCACCAAGAGTTGCAGCGTTTAAGATAAAAGCATGTATAAAAACACAGTACCAAAACGTCAAGCCAATGAGGGCGTATTGGTGCGCATTCGCGGGTGCGAAGAGTGTGATGAAGATGTGGTTTTGTCAGTCGAGGCGTGCACAAAAGATGGTGTGCGCGTCTTGGTCTTTCCGAATGAAGACCTGCTTACTTCTTGGCGTCAGCGTCTTGAAGCACTTGCATGATTGCTGTGCTGGCTGCATTGAATGCTTTTGCGCGGCTGAGCTTGTCAGCCTGAGGAATCATGTCGAACAGCACGGCAAGCTCAATTGCTGCAGGTGTCAGCTCTGTAGGGGCGTTAACTTGCACACTCACCTCCATAGGCCCTTCCCCTGTCAGTAGCCAACGTGAATTGACCTTGAGGAAGGCTGCAACGGCATCGTGTGCTTCAGTTGAGAGCTTTTGATCGCGTTCCTTGGCATTGGTAATGATCATGCCAATGTTCTGAACAGATCTATTAGCAATTTTTGCCACTTCCTTGCGTTCGATGACGCGGCCAATGGCCTCGCCGCGCTTGTCCATCGCAAGTTGGAGTCTTTCACCGTAGAGCATGTGTTTACGATAAGTCCTGTTGTGTAAATTCGTTTTCCGTCATTCATGTAAACATGTTTACAATGAAGCGATGAAGAAAGCGCACGCAATTGAGTTGCTTGGTGGCACGCCAAAGAAGGCGGCTGCTGCAATGGGCTACCGATCAATTCAGGCGGTCTACCTATGGCCTGATGACTTGCCTCAGGCAACCGCTGATCGAGTGCGTGGTGTTTTGTCCCGTGTCGCTGATGAAAAAGCAGCGGTCGCTCAGCAACCTAAGGAGCCCGGCAATGTCTAGGGCCCGCTCTCATCTCGATCACTACGCACCAGCCACCGTTCGCGGCGTTCTGCCCGTGCATGAGGGCTGGGTTTGCCTGTCCTTCGACCAGTGCGGCAGCGTGGTTCGCATGCGTTTGTCTGTGGAGCAGCTCAAGGCTTTGCAGGCAACGGTGGCCTTGGCTGTGGCTGGCTTTGCTCACGCTGTGACCCTCCCGCACAAGCCGCGCAATGCGGCAATGGTGGCGGGCGGGGCCGAGTTGGTTTGCTCCATGCGAGATGAGCAGGCCTGTACCCAGCGCTCGAGCTTCTCGGCTGAGAAGCCTGCAGACCCTTCGGCCTCCAGCACGAATATCAGTTGGCTGAGCAGCAGCTCGACGGCTGATTCCCAGGGCGTTGGCGAAGTGGTGGTGTTGGACATACCAATTAAGGGGGTTGGTCGCTGATGTCTCTAACTATCTCAATTCAAGGCTTGCCGGGATACGGCGATGAGCATGGCGAGGCCGACAGTGCCGCTGGCATGGATCTGGTGGATGCCGCACAGATGACGGCCCAGCATTTCCCTGGTGGTGTGCCTGCCCTGGCCAAGGCCATGGGGGTGTCGCCCAACACGCTGCAGCACAAGCTGAACACCAACAACGACCGCTACATCCTGGGCCTGAAGGAGTCGCTGCTCATCCAGCAGGTGACGGGCAATAACGCGGTGTTGCATGCCATGGCCGCGGCACTTGGCTTCACCTGCACTCGTGCGGTGGCTGATCAGTCGGGTGGCGATCCTATGGAGGCGTTCTGGCGCTTCCAGCAGGAGATGGTCGACTTCACCCAGCAGGCGACCAATTGCTTCAGGCCTGGTGCAACGCCATCGCGCAATGCACATCGTCGGCTGGAGTACCACGCCAATGAACTGGCTGCAGCCCTCAACCATATGGTGGCCGCATCAGCAGCCTTGCTCCCCAAGGACAGGGACGCAGTTTGATTTCAGCGCGCGCAACGGCAAAGCATTCACTCGGCCAGTCTCTGTCGGACTGCGTGGCCTGTGGTGGTTACTCCCATTCGATTCGTGTGAATGGTTGCGCGCGCTCTTTTATTGCCACGGCATCGGCATCGACAGACAGCACGCCGGGGGGTGACAGCCCTGGTGCAAGCACAAGAAACACAAGCATGTTCAATCCCTCAATCAGCCGCCGCGCCGCGCCGCGTGGGGCTTCGCCGTTCCCCGCCCCCCTTCTGTTTAGAAGAAGGCGCACACACGTTTCGTTGTCAGTTGGAGCGGCTCTGCGCGCTGCGTCGGGCATGTGGTTCGCATGCAACACCGATCACGGGTCCTTCCTGGCCTTCCTGCATGCGGGTAATTCGATCCTCGTCAAGTCTGTAGTTAGCGAGGCAGGAAGTTACTGACATGGCCTCTAACTATGACGACGTTCTGGGCCAGCTGAAGGCGGCAGGCCTGCTGGTTGACTCGCTTGAGATTGGCCGGCTGCGCCGATGCCGCACAGCTGATGGCGGGCGAGAAAAGCGCGGCTGGTTTCTGCTGCATGAAATTCGCCTGGATAACGGCAATGACCTGATCGTCGGCAGCTTCGGCGTCTGGCAAGGTAGCGAAAACAATGCTCGCAAGGTTGAAATCAGCAAGAACGAGATCAGCCGCGAGCAGGTCGAGGCACTGCGCAAGCGCCTGGCTGAGGACAAGCGCCGGTCGGAGCTGGAACGCAAGGCCGAGGCCGAGCGGGCTGCGGCTCGCGCTTCGGCCGCATGGAAAAAGTGCGATGCCACTGGCGAGAGTACTTACCTGCAGCGCAAGGGCGTGGCCGGGTACGGAGTGCGCTACTCGCCCAGCGGGGCGATGGTCATTCCGCTGCTGGACACCAGCAACAACATTCACGGTCTGCAGATCATCCGCGGTAAAAACCGCAAGCCGGGCACTCAAGAAAAGGAATACTGGCCGGTTGGCTTGATCAAGAAGGGCCGGTTCCATCTAATCGGTATGCCCACGGCTGGCGGTCTGCTGCTGCTTGTCGAGGGCTATGCGACAGGTGCCAGTCTTCATGCAGCTACAGGCCTGCCAGTGGCCGTGGCCTTCGACGCGAACAATCTCGTGCCCGTGGGCGAGGCACTCCGTGCTAGGTATAAGGGCCTGCGAATCCTGGCCTGCGCCGATGACGACAACACCCAGAAGTGCCACGCCAAGAATGAGGCCGAGTCGGTGCTCCAGGGCAAGCACGTGGAGTGCAAAACTCGAGTCTGGGTGGCCGACGGTCCCAAATGCCCTCACTGCGGCGAAGATCACAAGGCAGGCAATGCCGGTGTAAGCATGGCCAGCACTTGCGCGATGCAGGTCGGCGGTTCGTGGCTGGCACCAGCTTTCGCAGATCCCGCGGCCGTGCGTGAGGCTTGGCTGACCAAGGGCGAGAAGTTCAACGACTTCAACGACCTGCACCTGGCAGAAGGCTTGCACGTAGTGCGCGACCAGATCGAGGTCCGCCTGCTGGAGCTTGGCTGGCGCTCGCGCAATGGCGCCAAGGCCTTGCCCCGCACACAGGGGGGCGGGGAGGCGGGCGTTCTCGCTCCGCTCAAGCCGATCGACAGCCTTGATGAGCTGCTCGAGCGCTATGCCTTGGTCTATGGCCAGGGCGGCGCTGTGTTCGATCATGATGAGCATCGCCTGGTCACCTTGACCGATATGGGCCACATCTGCCTGAGCCGCGACCTGTACCGCACGTGGAGCGAGCACCCGGACCGCCAGATCGTGAGGCCCGAGCAGGTGGGTTTCGATCCCGCGTGCACTGACAAGGGCATCACCTGCAATCTTTGGGACGGCTGGCCAACCAAGCCAAAAGCTGGCAATTGCGAAAAATTGCTGGAGTTGCTGTGGCACATGTGCTCGGCGGAGTCTCAAAAGGATGACCTCTTCATGTGGGTGCTCAAGTGGCTGGCCTATCCGCTGCAGCACCCTGGCGCCAAGATGAAGTCGACCATCGTCATGCACGGCCCCCAGGGCACGGGCAAGAACATGTTCTTCGAGGCCTATATGGAGATCTTCGGCAAATACGGCTGGACGATCGACCAGAGCGCTATCGAGGACAAGTTCAACGACTGGGCCAGTCGCAAGCTGTTCCTGATCGCCGATGAAGTGGTAGCGCGTTCTGACCTGTACCACGTAAAGAACAAGCTCAAGGCCTTCATCACCGGCGACAAGATCCGCATCAATCCCAAGAACATGGCTGCGTACTACGAAGCCAACCACGTGAACATGGTTTTCCTCTCGAACGAGGCCATGCCCGTAGTGCTTGAAGAGGATGACCGTCGTCATGCGGTGATCTGGACGCCGGAGAAGCTTTCGGCCGACTTTTACAAAGCAGTAAAGGCCGAGATCGATGCAGGCGGTGCCGCAGCGCTGTACGACTTCCTCCTGCAGATGGAGTTGGGGGACTTCACGAACGCCACCAATCCGCCCATGACGGATGCAAAGCGCGAGCTCATCGACCTGAGCCTGGATAGCCCCAGCAAGTTCGTGAAGGTGTTTGAGGCAGGTGACCTGCCCGGTTTCCCGGCAAAGGGAGCTCCAGCGCTTCTCACGCCTTGCCTGATGTCAGATATGTATGAGCTCTACAAGTGGTGGTGCGCGTCCACCAATGAGCGTGCGCTGACTCTGCCACGCTTCTCAAACTCGATGACACGCAAACACAAGGGCGAGGTGCTGCGCAAGCGTTATCGCCTGGATGTTCACCAGGTCAGGGGGCCGGTCAGCGTTTGCTATTTGCCGGGCGGTAATGAGTTGCCGGCTGGTGGTAGCGAGGTTGATTGGCTGGGCGAGCGCATCGACATCTTCAAAAGGGCCGTGCGCGACCTGAAGGGCGGTGTCGCATGAGCATCGCAGCAGTGATTCGCCCAGAACTGTGCGCTATGTGCGGCAGCGTGTGCGGCATGGTGTGCGCTGTTAAGTCATTGATTTTTAAGGTGTGTGCGCCATGTGCGCTATCACCCTTCACGGGGGTGCAGGCGGGCGCGTGCACACACATGCATGCAGGCGTGCGCATGTGTGTGCATGTTCATGGCGCACATAGCGCACATAGCGCACACCTCATACATATCAATCACTTAAGTGTTTGTGATGCCGCACAACATGCCGCACTTCATAGCGCACATCTCTCTACACCCCCCTTTTTGAAAGAAATAGAGATGGAAGAAGAGAAGAAGAGGGTGATTCCCTGCACGCCTGAAAACGCTGCAGAGGTTCGCGCCGCTGTCAAAGCCTGGCCCCAACTGCAATCGCTGGTGAAGTCTTTGCAGGACGGTGGGCATTTCCCTGGCCTGCGTGCCATGACGTTCACGCTCACAGGCAGCGCGGAGTACGTGGGCAAGGGGTTGGGGGCGCTGCTCCCAGAAAGCCGCCCCACGGCCCCACAAACCGGCGAGGAGGCGTAATGCAGATCACGAGCAGCATCAAAGGGCTCAAGCCTGTTCAGACCTTGATGGACCGGCTCTCGCGCTCCAAGGTTCGGGAGGCCTCTGTGAAGGCGGTCAATGACGCCGGCTTTGAGGTGCGCCGTGCCATGCAAGAGGAAATGCGCAGCGTTTTCGATCGCCCGACCGATTACATCCTGCGCAGCCCCATGCTGAAGATGGCGACGGTAGACAAGCCCATGGCCACAATCGAGCCGGAATACATGGGCGGCAAAGGTGTCGACCCCAAAAAGATCCTGAAAGCCCAGAACCTGGGCGGCAAGCGTCGGGATAAACGCAGCGAGGTTGCGCTGCGGCGTGCCGGCATCCTTCCCAAGGGCTACCAGACTGCAATTCCTGCCGAACCCTTCCCTGGGAGTGAGGACCGCTACGGGAATCTCAAGGGCGGCTTCATCGTCCAGCTGCTCAGCTATTTCCGATCGTTCGGGGAGCAAGGCTACCGCGCCAACATGACCGACGCCCGGCGCAAGGCGCTGCAGCTGCGCGGTGGCGCAGGCGTGCGCAAGGTGGGCCCAAACATTGGGCGCCGCTACATCCTGGCCTACGGAAAGCTGCGCGGAGGTGCCCGGTGGACGGCCAAGGGTGAAAACGATCGCCGCGCCTCCAACCTGGCGCCGGGGATCTGGGCGGTGGTCGGCAGCTCCGGTGCTGACATCCGGCCCGTGCTGATGTTCGTGCGGTCCGGCAACTACCAAGAGCGCCTGGACATGGAAAAGGTGGGCCAGCGCGCTGATGTCGAAAACTACTTGAGCCGCAGAATCCGCTACCGGATGCGGCAGGCGGCAGGCGTATGAGCAATATGCAAAGCAGACACCCCGAGACGCTCACACTGAGCGAATTCAACAGGCACATGGGCTACAAGGGCCGTTTTGTCTATCAGCTGCGCAACGAGGGGCGTCTGGTGATGACCGAAGACGGGAAGCTGGTGCGCGTGGCCGAATCCATCCGGCGCATCGCGGAGACGAGAGACCCAAGCCGTGCTGGCGTTGCGGCGCGACATGCGGCCGAGCGCGGTCATGAACTGACCGGCTTGCCTCCCACTGAGCCGTCGGACGATGGTGCGGACGCTGATGAAGGTGAAGACGGCGGTACCGGCAAGAGTGGCTTTCACTTTCAGGACAGCAAAGCCAAGCGCGAGCACTATGCCGCCCTGCGGGAGGAGAACGCCTACCGCAAGGAAGTGGGCGAGCTCATGGACGCAGATGAGGCCATTGGCGCATTTTCAGACGCAGCAGCCAAGATCGCCAGCGTTCTGGATGCGGTGCCGTCGACCGTCGGACCCATGCTGGCAGGCCTGGAGTCCGACGAGGTGATCCGCATTCTGGGCGAGCAGATGGACATCGCCAGAACTGAACTCTCGACCGCCATCAACAAGCTGGCCGATGAGATTGAGAGCCGTCGAAACGGAGGGGCAGGCGAGTGAGAGCTTTGAATTCAGGTGCTCTGTCGTGCCCGTCGAGGGCTTTGCGCTCCATGGCGCGCAGCGTGGCGCCGCGCAAGCGCAGGACGGTCAGCGAGTGGGCCGACAAGAATCGGGTGCTCAGCACCAAGGGCTCCAGCCTGCCGGGCCAGTGGCGCACGGCTCGCAATCCGCCTCTGCAGGAGCCCATGGACGCCTGCAGCAACAAGAGCGGCGTGCGTGAGGTGGTGCTCATGTTCCCTATTCAGTTCGGCAAGACCGAGGTGGAGGTGAACGCGCTCGGCTACATCATTGCCGAGAATCCGGGCCCGGTAATGGTCTGCCTGCCCGGCGAAGTCAGCATGGAAAAGTGGGTCAACCAGAAGCTAGACCCCATGATCGAGGAGACCAAGGCCGTCAAGGAAGCCCTGCGAAGCATCTCCAGCCGCAACTCGAGCAACACCAAGACCTTCAAGGATTTCATCGGTGGCCAGCTCTATCTGGAGCACGCCGGCAGCCCGTCCCGCCTCAAGTCCACCACAGTGCGCTTCTTGCTGGTTGACGAATTGGATGAGTTCGCCGCGGCATTGCGCACCGGCGACGACCCGCTGCTCATGCTGGAGGGGCGTACCTCTGCCTTCCCGGCCACCAGCCTTCGTATCTACATCAGCAGCCCCCAGATCAAGGGGCAAAGCCGTATCGAAGAGAAGTTCCTCGCGGGTGATCAGCGCCGTTATCACGTGCCATGCCCTCACTGCGGCCATATGCAGCACCTGCAGTGGTCGGGCCTCAAGTGGGCACCGGACTGCTCCAAGGCCTGGTATGTGTGCCAAGAGCATGGCTGCATCATCGAGGAGCACCACAAAACGGCAATGATCGCCGCGGGCCGCTGGATCGCCACCAATCCCAATGGCGCCAAGGGTGTACGCAGCTACACCATCAACTGCCTCTATTACCAATTCGGCCTGGGTCCGACCTGGGTGGAGCTGGCTGCGATGTGGCTGGATGCACAGGCCGATCCGGCAAAGCTCAAGGTGTTTCTGAATGACCGCCTGGCCGAGACCTGGGAAGACGCCACCATGCGCTCGGTGCGTTACAACGCCATTCAGGAGCGCGCGGAGGAGTATCCAATCCGTGGCGCACCGAAGGGCGTGCTCTGGGTAACCGCAGGGGTGGATACCCAGGATGACCGTCTCGCCTTGCACCTTACCGGCTGGGGCCGAGGCATGGGTTTCTGGGCGCTCGATTATCACGAGTTCCCCGGCGATCCAGCAGACGATGCCGTGTGGGTGGCGCTGACCGAATACCTGAATCGACCGATTCAATCGGAGGCCGGATACCTGCTAGGCGTCGATGCGACAGCTGTCGACATGGGGGGGCACAGGTCCGAGGCAGTCAAACACTGGGTGCGTCTGGGCTTGGTGCGTCGTCCCATGGTGATTCAAGGCGCCGTGCCCAATAACGCACCGGTGCTGGGTAAGCCTCGTTTGCTGGACGTCACCCGCAATGGTCAGACTGACCGAAAGGGCGTGCGTGGCTATTACGTTGGTACGGTCGCCGCCAAAAACTGGTTGTTCGGCCGGCTCAGCGTGGACTCTGACCGCAAGCCGGAGGAGCGCTACACCCACTTTTCGCAGGAGCTGGACCAGTTCTACTTCAAGGGCCTGGTCAGTGAAACCTTCGATCCAGCCAAGAACCGCTACGAGAAAAAGCGCGGCGCCCGCAATGAGCCGCTCGACACGGCCATTTACAGCTATGCCGCCGCCCATCACCCTGAGCTACGCCTGCACCGTAAGCGCGAAATCGACTATCAGCTGCGAGAGCAGTACCTAGAGCTCCAGTTGGCTGGAATGAGCGAGGGTCAATCTCTGTTGGTCAAGGTGGAAAGGGATCGTGTTGCGTTGCCGCAGCCAAAACCGCAGCCCAAGAAGCGCAGCGTTTTCGCACCAATCAGCCTCTCTTAATGTATTCACTGCACTTGAAGCTATAAAAATATGAGCAATAAACGCCTTGAACTAATCGACATCCTGCGTGAAGAACTGAATGCTGCAGGCCTGTGCTTCGGTGTCGATCGCGCCACGGACTTGACAGAGAGCGTGCTGCGCCGCGTCGTCACCCGCATTGGCGGAATGAATGCCTATGCCCGCAACACTGTCCGAAGCCGCAAGGAAGTCCGGGCGGCGGTGCTGCGTGACTTCGATGGCCTCAACAGCCGCGAGGTGGCACGCAAGCACGGAGTGTCAACTCGCACGGTTTATCGCTGGGTTGCCGGAAGTCGCGATTGCTCACAAAAAGATAGCTGATAGTTGTTTATTTATGGTCACCATGAGAGTTTGGTTAGGAAAATTGTGTTGTCGACCTATCACGGAATCTGTGCCAAAAATAGTGACACTGTCACAAGTAACTGTCACAGCATTGCGCCGACCATCGGCGCATGGGACTTTATAGCCACTACTCCACGCAGCAGCTCACCGATCTTCGGGATCGCTTGAGCGTGGCCCACGAGCAGCAGCTCACTGGTCCCAGTTCCGCCAGCGGCCACGGCAGATCTGTGCAGTTCCGCGACAACAGCGTCCGCGACCTGCAAAAGCAGATCAGCGATATCAACGACGAGTTAACACGTCGCAGCGGTAGGCGTGCTCGCCGCCCCATTTATCTGGTGGGCTGATCATGGGGCGAAAGACACGCAACAATCGTGATCTTCGCGCTGCAGCAAGCGTGTCGAAAAGCTCCCGTGTGGGCATGTCTGCCTATCAGGGGGCGTCACATTCGGATCTGGCGTTTTCGGGCTGGCACCCCACGCTGAGCAGCGCAGACGCTGCGCTTCTGCCCGAGCTTGGCACTTTGAGTAGCAGGTCTCTGGACCTGACGCGCAATAACGGTCTGGTGTCTGGTGGCATGCAGACCATGCGGGACAACATCATTGGTGCCGTGCTGCGCCTCTCGTCCCGTCCTGATTACCGCCTGCTGGGCTGGACCCCGGAAAAGGCCCGTGAGTGGGGTAATAACACAGAAGCCCACTTTCGGAGCTGGGCGGACACCACGGAGTGCGACGCAGCTCTCACCCTGAACTTGCTGGGTCTCACCAACCAGGCGCTGACCAGCGGAATGACGACCGGGGATTCAGTGGCGTTGCCCTTGTGGCGGCCTCGCCCTGGTCTCATTTGGAATACCAGGCTGAGCCTGATCTCATCCGCGCGACTGTCTACGCCGCCTGGCTTGGTCGGCGTGGCACGTATGCGCGAGGGCATAGAGTTCGATAACGATGGCGCCCCTGTCGCGTACCACTTCCAAGGGGCACATCCCGGCGACGCCGCCTATCTGTCAGGCAATGAAGCAATGGATTTGACCCGTTGGGAGCGGGTGCCCGCTTTTACTGAGTGGGGCCGCCGACGGGTTATCCACCTTCACGACAAGGAACAGACAGGGCAATCCCGTGGCAAGCCCATCCTGGCCGCGGTCATGCGCGAATTTCACATGGCTGGCAAATACTCGCAAAACGAGTTGCAAGCCAGCATGGCCAATTCCTTGGTTGCGGCCTTCCTCGAATCCAACATGGACCAGCGCTCCTCGGAGGAGCTGTTCGGCGAGGAGCCTCGCGAGGCATGGGAAAAGTCGATGGAAGACGCCCAGGCCATCCGCAAGCTGGAGGGTGCTGCCGTTATTCCTTTACCAGCTGGCGCCAAGGTCAGCCCATTCACGCCAGGCCGACCCAACGTGGCCTTTGAGGCATTCATGCTGGCCGTGCTGCGCAATATCGCTGCCGGTCTGAACATCCCCTATGAGCTGCTGGTCAAGGACTTCAGCAAGACCAACTATTCCTCGGCTCGGGCGGCGCTGCTCGAGGCCTGGAGATATTTTCACGGCCGCCGTCGCTGGCTGGTGGACTACTGGCTCCGTCCCATCTATGAGCTGTGGCTTGAAGAAGCAATCAATGCTGGCGTGATCGATGCGCCTGGCTTCTACGAGAAGCGTTATGCCTATACACGCTGCCGCTTCATCTTTGGTGGCCGTGGTTACGTTGATCCGGTGAAAGAAGCCGAGGCCGCCAACATGCGAATGGAGACCGGGCTTTCCACGATGGAAGACGAATGCGCTGAGCAGGGCAAGGACTACGAGGAGGTTCTGGACCAGCAGCAGATTGAGGCCCGTATGCGCGCTGATCGTGGTCTTCCTTCTCTGTATGAGCTGAGCAAAGGCCGCTCTCCAACTACCAAGGCCGAGAAGCCTGCTGAGCAAGAGGAATGAAAACCATGAGCGCTTTTAACTTTCATCCTCATACCGCTCAGCGCATCTTCAACACGCCTTTGCTGATGCACCCCCAGAAGCTGGACGCCATCATTGCCGGCGTGGGGCAGAGAGTACTTGGCACTTCGGCCCCTCTGATTCAGGTGGGTGAAGCTGCAAAAGCTGAGCTCGCACCGGAAATGTTCTCCACCAAGCGCGGCCAGCGCACCGACCGTGGCTGGAGATTGGTGGATGGCGTGGCCGTGGTCAACGCCATGGGCGCACTGGTGCACCGCACACGCCTGGAGGCCGACAGCACGCTGCTGATTGGCTACAACGATATGGCTGCCGACATGGAAGATGCCATGGCACACCCTGATGTGCATGCCATCTTGCAGGTCTATGACACGCCGGGCGGCGAGGTGGCCGGTGCCTTCGAGTACGGCCAGCGCATCTTCGATATGCGCGGTCGCAAGCCCATCGTCGCCATTGCCGACGGCATGGCAGCCAGCGCCGGATACCTTGGCGCAAGTGCTGCAGACGAGGTGGTGATCACCACTACAGGCTATGTCGGCTCCATCGGTGTGGTCATGCGCCATGTGGATTTTTCCCGTGCCCTCGCCAATGAAGGCATCCAGGTCACTCACATCTTTGCCGGTTCACACAAGGTCGACGGGAACCCTTATGAGCCTTTGCCGGTTGCCGTGCGCGAGCACCTGCAAGCCGATATCGAGGGCCTGTACACGATGTTTGTGCAGGCAGTCTCGAAGCATCGCGGCCTGAACGAGCAGGCCATCCGCGACACCGGTGCAGCTGTCTTCCGTGGCCAGGCGGCCATTAGCGCAGGACTGGCCAGCCGCATCAGCACGACTGACTCCCTGATTACCGAATTGTCTGCGCGTCGTGCGCGGACGTATCCCGCTGGTGGGCAGCCCGCCCACGGCACCGCTGTCTCGAAAGGAGCACTCATGAGCAGCACAGCACCCGAGGCGGGCAATCAGCCCGCATCCCCCCCTGTCGCCACTTCGGCTCTTTCTGCGCGCATTTCTGGCGCGGAGGCTCATGCGGGCCCTGCGCAGGTATCTCCGGATGCCGTTCGCGCTGAAGGTGCAGCCGCTGAGCGTGCGCGCATCAGCGCCATCCTCGGTCACGCCAATGCTTCCGCTAACCCAGCCATTACCCGGCAGTGCATCGATACCGGCTTGACTGCCGAGCAGGCCAAGGGCTTTCTGGATGCGGCAACGCCAGCTGCAGCCGCTACTGCACCTGCAGCTGCATCGAATCAGTTTGCTCAGGCCATGACGGCCTTGGGTAACCCGGCTGTTTCGGGTGTCGAAAGCGCTGTCCCTGATGCCGCCGTTGCCTCTGCCGCTCAGAGCACGGCTGGCTGGGCACGTGCTTTTGGCACCAGCTCGTAACTGGAATCACAGGAAGGAAAGAAACCATGCGAGTTCAAGAAATGGGGCCGGGCACCGGCAACTACATCGTCAGCGAAGCCAATGGCACACGCTCGCGTGACGTCGTGACCATCGCTGCCGGTCAGAGCCTTCTCCCAGGTGCAGTCCTGGGCAAGATCACTGCGAGTGGCCTTTACACCGCCGTGGCTCCGGCCGCCACCGACGGCAGCGAGAGCGCTGTGGCCGTCCTGTATGCCGCAGTTGATGCCACTGATGCGGAAAAGCCTGGCGTTGTCACTGCTCGTGATGCCGAAGTGGCCGGTCACGCACTGATCTGGCCCGCAGGCACAACCACTCAACAAGAAGCTGACGCGCTGGGGCAACTGGCGGGCATCGGCATCGTTGCGCGCTGATACGCACGCAGAAAGGACATAAACATGGCAGATATGAGCATCTTTGGGCACGAGGCATTTCAAATGACCTCGTTGTCCGCAGCAATTCAAGCTGCACCGTTTGTTCCCCAACTGTTGGGGCAGATGGGAGTATTCACTCCGGATCGTTCCCGCACTACAAGCGTTGCAATCGAGGAAAAGGGCGGTGTGCTCTCGTTGATCAAGACGAGCCAGCGCGGTGCTCCCATCGAGGAAGGCGAGGGCGAAAAGCGCCGGATTCGCTACTTCGACACATCGCGCATTGCGCGCGGTCGTACTCTTCAGGCTGCCCAAGTCCAGAACATCCGAGCGTTTGGCACCGTCAGCGAGCTGCAGGCCGTACAAAACGAGCTGGCTGACATCATGAACGGAAAGACCGGCCTGCGTGCTGCCGTCGAGTTGACGCACGAGCACATGCGTCTGGGCGGTGTTCAGGGCAAGGTGTTGGACGCCGATGGCGAGGTGCTCTTCGACTGGTATGACGAGTTCGGCATTGCGAAGCCTGCTGTGATCAACTTCAAGCTGGCTCTGGCCACTGCCGAAGGTGGCGAGATTCGCAAGGCCTGCAATCAGGTCATTCGCGCAATGATGCGCAACAGCCATGGTGCATGGTTGCCTGGCCAAACCTATGCAGTGGCCCTGTGTGGCGACAACTTCTTTGATGATCTGGTGGGTAACGCTGAAACCCGCAGCACATACCTCAATCAGCAGGCTGCCAATGATCTGCGCAACGATGTTGGTCAGGCATTCAGCACATTCCGCTACGGCAACATCGAGTTCGTCAACTACCGTGGCACGGATGACAACTCCACCGTATCGATCGATACGAACGAGTGCCAGTTCTTCCCGGTAAACGCCCCTGATGCCTTCCGTGTTGGCTATTCGCCATTGGAAGCATTTCCCTTCGTCAACACTCCCGGCCAGGATGTGTATGCCATGGTGGTGATGGACAAGGACCGCCAGTTCTGGGCCAGGCCCGAGGTCTACAGCTATCCGCTGTTCATGTGCACGCGTCCTGGCATGCTGCAGCGGGCCAAGAGGGCCTGACGGGTAGGCCATGCAGCCCTTCAACCCCCAGGCCCATGCCAGCCTCGCGCCCTTCGCGGGCGTTGAGCAGCTCATCAACACCTCCGTGCTCGGGATGCTGGCCAATGCCACTGCAACCTGGCTCGGCGGTGAGCCGTTCGCTGTCATCTTCGACAGCAAGCCCCATGACGGCCTGGGGGTCGGTCAGTTTGAGCCGAGCTGCAGCCTTCCTCTGGCCTCTGTCCCCGGCCTTGACCAGGGCGGGGTGCTCGTGATCAGCGGACAGGAATGGACGGTGATCGAGCCCGTGGTCGCTGACAGCTCGGGCTGGGCCACGGTTGTTTTGCGAAGGGGCGGCAATGGCTAAACCCAATCACCTGCAGCTCCAGATCCTCGAGTCGCTGCAATCCGTCCTGTTGGCGGCCAACACCGATGCCGGCACTCGAGTCCGTGTCGAGGGTCTCAACAACCTGCCCAGCTCGGCCTTGCCGGCCATTGAGATCGAGGTCAGTGATGAGGAGATCGAGCGCCGGACTATGGGCTCGGGTGGCCGGGCCACGCTACAGCGCGATTTGATCGTTGAGGTCGGCTGCCTGGTCAAGGGCGGGGGCGACTACCTCAGGCGTGCCAGCGAGCTGCTGGCCCAGGTTGAAGAGGCGCTGTTCCCTGATGGCCCGACCGAGCTTGACTGCTTGCTGGAAGGCCGCCCCCGCTTGCGAGGCACACGGCCACAGCACGACGACCGCGGCGCCGAGCCCGTCTATCGCATCCGTGTCGGCTGGATCTTCCGCTATTTCACCGCCGAAGGGCGCCCGCGCGCCCAGGGCACCTGATCACCTCTTTTGAAAGGAATTCGCCATGAGCTCCGAAGACGTCCAAACCTCTGCCGGCAGCACCCTCGAGGTCTGCCCCAACCGTCCTTCCTCTTACACGGCCATGGGCTACAAGGCCTTGCAATGGACCGAAGTCGCTGAAATCACCGACCTGGGTGAATTCGGCCGAGAGTACAGCAAGGTCACGCACAACCCCGTAGCCACACGACGTACCAACAAGCGCAAGGGTTCCTTCGATGAAGGCGCCATCACGCTGCCCATGGCGCGTTCCAAGAATGACGCTGGCCAGAAGCTGATGGCCGCAGCTTCCGAGTCCGATGACAGCTACAGCTACGCCATCCGTCTGCAGGACGGCACTCGGCACTACTTCACGGCGCAGTGCATGTCCTTCAAGACCAATGTGGGCGGCGTGGACAGCATCACCGGCAAGACCGCTGTGCTGGAAATCGACAGCGACATCCTCGAGGTCGAGCCTCAAACATTCCAGCTCAAGTACCAGGCCGGCGCCAACGGCTCCATTCTGGGCGTGGCCACACAGACCGTGGCTGAAGGCGGCAGCGGCACGCCTGTCACCGCCAAGCCCGCTGCCGGCTATGCCTTCGATAAGTGGAGCGACGACATCACAGACAACCCGCGCGTTGACACGCAAGTCGTCGCCGGCATCACTGTGACAGCAACTTTCGTTGCCGTGCCCTGATTGACTGGGTGCACTCACTTTCATAAAGATACAAGGAAATAGACATGGGCCTCATCAAGCGTTCTTCACTCCAGACTGTCCAAACCGGCACCCTGCACCTCAAGGACGTGCGTGGTCTTCCGATGATGTTCACCCCAGACGCGGTCGAGGCTGGCGAGGAAGCAAACTCCCAGCCGGTGATCGTCACGATCTACGGTCCAGGCTCGGAGCAGTACCGCAAGGCGCAGCTGGCCGCCAAGCAACGCATCCTCGAATTGCTGCGCAAGGGGGGCGACGAGGCACGCCCACGCAATCTGTCGGATGAAGAGCGTCATGCGGATGGCGCCGAGTTGCTGGCGGATCTGGTCGCAGACATCACAGGTTTCGACTTCGAGGGCCAGACGCAGCGCGAGTTCTTGCGTGGTTTGTTTGCCGACCCCTCGTGCGGCTACATCACCGATCAGGTCAACAGCTTCGCAGGTGACTGGGCAAATTTTTGCAAGGGTGCAGCCAACGCCTGACGCTGCACGTCCGCACCCTCGCGTGGCTCAGCGCCACGCTCAAGCCGTCGAATCCATCCAAGAAGCCCCGCCGCAGTGAAGAACAACCGCTCACACGCCGTCAGAAACTGGCAGAGGAAGGCCGCACGCACGATGTGCCTGATGCCGGCCCTGCTGCGTATCTGCTCGAGTACCTCTGGGATTTTGGCCCGGCAGAACACAACGGCATGGGCTTGGTGCCGATTGGCTATTCGCAGATCAGCGCCTGGCAGCAGGTCACAGGACTGCGGCTATCGCCCTGGGAAAGCGCCACGCTGCGGCAGCTCTCGTGCTCGTACTGCGCAGAGCTGGCCACGGCCACGGACCCCATGGCTGCAGCGCCTGGCAGTGCACATGAAACCCCAGAGCAGGCGGCTGAGCGTCGTGACCGTGTCAGTGGTGCTCTTTCAAGCATGCTCCGCAGACGTGCAAAGCGTGGCCGTTGAGGTGCAGCCATGAGCGAGGCAGTCCAGTTCCTCAAGTTTGTCATCTCGGGGGATGACGCCGAGTTGGCAGAGGCCGTAGCGCGTTCGCGCAAAACGGTCACAGGGCTGTTTGACGTTCAGACGGCCGGCGCCAAGCGCCTGGTGGACTCGTCGGTTTACGTCAACGGCTGGCGCGAGGCTCTGCAGGAGGCCAGCGGGGCCGAGCAGCGCATGAGCGCCACCGCCCTGTTTGAGGCCCAGCATCAATCGGCAAAAAAGCTGGCCACGGATGCTGGCTATGTGGACTTCTGGGTCAATGCTCTGCACCAGCAGGAGGCCGCTGAAAAGAAGCTGGCATCTGACAATGCATTCCTGCGGACTTTGCAGGAGCGGTCGAGCCAGATTGGCAAGACCACCACCGACATTCTGGAAATGCAGGCGGCCGAGCGTGGGCTCTCCGCCAAGGCCGCGCCTATGATCGCCCAGTTGCGGCAGGCCGAGAAGTCTTTCGGGGCCACCGGGGTCAGCGCTGCCCAGACTGCTGCGGCCATGCGCATGGTGCCTGCGCAGTTCACCGATATCGTCGTTTCCCTGCAAGGTGGGCAGCAGCCGCTGACAGTCTTGCTGCAGCAGGGCGGCCAGCTTAAGGACATGTTCGGCGGTACCGGGGAGGCCGCAAAGGCCTTGGCTGGCTACATACTCGGCTTGGTCAATCCCTACACGGTTGCGGCTGGTGCAGTCGGCGTCTTGGCGCTTGCTTATTACCAGGGCAGCCGTGAAGTCGACAAGATGCGGGAAGCCGTGGTGCTATCCGGCAATGCCTCTGGCGTAACCCTGAGCCAGATGCGTGCCTATGCAGTGAGTATCGACGGCGTGATCGGCACCCATGGCAAGGCCGTTGAGGCAATCACTGCCATGGTGGCGGCAGGTGTTCGCGGTGGCGACCAGCTACGTGACTATTCGGAAGCGGCGATTCGCTGGGAGCGTGCAACAGGCACTGCCGTGGATAAGACTGCCGAAAAGTTCGCCAGCCTGCAGAACGATCCCTTGAAGGCAACCCTCAAGCTCAATGAGGGCACGAACTACCTGACCTCCTCTGTCTATCTGCAGATCAAGGCGCTTGAAGATCAAGGGCGCACGACGGAAGCCGCCAAGGTAGCACAGAAGGCTTTTGCGGACTCATTGGTTTCGCGATCCGATGAGATGGTCAAGCATTTGGGATTGGTCGAGCGGAGCTGGGTCGCAATCAAGGACGCCATCAAGGACGTCTGGGATCTCATCAAGAGCGTTGGCCGTGAGTCTGCCACCGATGACCTGCTTAAAAAGCAGCAGGAGACTGTCGACAACCTCCGAATGCTGGCGGATAGGTCCCCGTGGAATGCCAGTATCAAGCCGAAGCTTGCTGCTGCCGAGGCGCATCTCGAAGTGCTCAGAAAGCAGCAAGCCACTGAGAAGGAGACGGCAGCGGCGGAGAGCGCCCGTGCCGTTAACCTAAAGGCGACGGAAAAATGGGAAGCCCTTCTTGATCAGCATGCCGATAACCAGGCCAAGAAGAAAAAGGCACTGATCAAGCTCGAAACCGAGTACCAGAACAAGCTCAAAGCAGTCGGTGACGACCCTAAAGCCAAGGCGAAGGTAGATCAGGAATACCGGCAGCTTCAGAAGGCCACCGAGGAGCAGTTCAAGGACAAGGGCGCGGCTGCTGCAGCCAAAAGCGAAGAGACAGCCTACGACAGGCTGATTTCGAGAATTCAAACCAAGGTCGATGAGGTTAAGAAAGAGCTTGAAGTCGATCGCGAGCTCACCGATAGCCAAAAGATCCGCGCGAAGCTCGATAGCGACGTCGCATCTGGGCTGATCAAACTCACAGACGCTCGTCGCAAAAGTGTTGATGCCAAGTTGGCGGAGCTCGAGGTCCAGGAAAAGCTGGCTGATGCCCGCAAGGGCAGCAAGCTGACCGACCAGCTGCTGTCTGAAAACTCGCCGTTGGCTCCCAACTTTGCCCAGCAGTGGAAGCAGATCGGCGCCGCCTACGATGGCACCGAGGAAAGCCTGCAGCGCCTGATTCAGGCCCAGGCTGTCCTGTTGGCCAAGCAGCCCTTCTCTCAGCAGGCCACGGCCATCGAGCAGTCCCGAGTCGAGGCTGAGCAGTACCTGTCCACGCTGCAGCGCGCTCAGGAACGCGAAGTGCAGCTCGTTGGTATGGGCGGGCGCCAGCGCGAGTACTACAACGGCATCAACCAGATCGAGGACACCTACGCTGGCCGCCGCTACGACAACAACCGCGATCGTGAGCAGGCTCGTGCCCGCGCTGGTGGTGAGCTCACCCCGTATCTGGAGAGCTTCTACAAGGAAAAGGCCCTGCAGATCGATGAATTCGAGCGCAGGGCCAAGGCCAGCTACAAGAGCACGTTTGATGCCATTGGGCAGGCCCAGGGCAATTGGCTGACGGGCGCCACAAAGGCATTCGATGACTACGCGGCAAGCGCCGCCAATGTGGCAGAGCAAACCGCTGGTGTGTTCAACCGGGTCTATGGCGGCCTGGAGGATGCGGCCCTGTCATTTGCCATGACTGGCAAGAGCAGCTTCAAGGACTACGCGCAGTCGGTCATTTCTGAGCTGATCCGCATTCAGCTCCGCGCCCAGATGGTGTCGATTCTGGGTGGAGCCAAGGGCAACGGGCTGCTGGGCACGTTGATCAGCGGCGTGACGCAACTCTTTGGCGGCGGAACGCAAGCCCCCGGCTTGCAGGCCACAGGTGCTGAAACCATGGCTGTCTCGGGCTGGGGCTCGGTCAGTGGCATCGATCTGGGCTCGGTGGCTGGCGGCCGCGCCAACGGCGGCCCCGTGACGGCCGGCAACCTCTATGAGGTCAATGAGCGAAAGATTCCTGAGCTGCTCAACATCGGTGATCAGCAGTTCCTGATGATGGCCGGCGCCAACGGCTACGTGACTCCTCTGCAGGCGGCTGGCTCGGCCCCTGCTGGCGGTGGTCAGTCTGCTCCTGTCCGCATCGACATGCAGGTCATCAACCAGGGTGCTCCTGTCGAGGCCCAGGTCCAGTCGCAAAACCGTGCTGATGGCAGCGTCGCCATCAAGTTGATTCTCAAGGCCGTTGCAGAAGACACGGCCTCTGGTGGGGTTACGGCCCGCGCCACCAGGCAGCGCTTTAACTTGCAGGAGGCCTGACCATGGCGCAACTCCCAGACTATCTCACCATCCTGCTGGACGATACCGGCGAAGAGTTCGACCCAGGCGTTATCAAGAGCGACATGGAGCGCGGCATGGCCAAGCAGCGCGTGGGCCAGAGTCGTGTCGTGGTGGAAGTGCCCGTCACGCTGCTGTTCGACAGTGCTGCAGATGCCGAGTCCTTTTACGACTGGTACTTCAACACCATCAAGCGCATCGGCTTTTTTACCTGGACAGACCCACGAACTCAGACGGTTCGCACTGGGCGCTTCAAAGATGGTGCCATCGGCAAGCTGGTGCCCACTATTGCTGGATATGCGCAGAGCAAGCGGTCCTGCGTGCTGGAGTACCTGCGATGAACGACTTTCGCACGCGAAACCAGCGCGTTACCGACGATGTCGGGCATATCGAGCTGCTCGAGGTGAGCAACCCCAGCTTTTCGGAGTCGATGCACATCTGCAACGACGGGCAGGACTTCGTGAGCCGCGGCATCAGCTATATCGGCCTGCCTTTTGGCTTCACGCTCCCCGATGACGTGTCCGGTCAGGCGCCACGCATGCGCCTGGCCATGGACAACGTGGGGCGGGGCGTCAGCGACGAGCTCGAGCGCCGCCAGCCGGGCACCACCACGATGGCCAAGCTGATCATCGTGCCGCGCGATCAGCCCGATGTGCACCAGCACGTTTACTGGCTTCCCATGTCCAGCGTGAGCATCAGCGGGGCGTCTGCCCAGGCCACATGCAGTGTGGACGAGCTCATGCGCCGCGCGGCATGCCTGCAAATTGCCAATCCTCACACCTTGCCGGGGGTCTTCTGATGCTGGATGCCCTGCAACTGGATCGCTTCGTTGGCATTCCCTATTGCCCGCGCCACATGGACTGTGCGGACCTGGCCCTGCTGCTGCAGCGAGAGCTGTTCGGCCGCACGGTGGTGCTGGCCGGCAAGCGCGTGCGACCGCTCGAGCTGGACGCCCAGGCTGCAGCGATTGCCGGCTACTGCTCCGAGCTAGGCACGGCCGTGGAGTTTCCGCAGGACGGCGATGCAGTGCTGATGCGCGACTTTGACGCAGCGCAGGCCGGCCACATCGGCACTTACGTGTTTACCAATTACGCACCGCACGTTCTGCACACCTCCCACAAGCTGGGCTCGTCTGTGCTGCACCGGGTGCAGGACTTGCAGGGCTACGGCCTGATTGTTGAGGGCTATTACCGATGGAAGTGAATCGCGCTGAATCTGCTGCTGTGGCTGCTGTTGGCGGGGTGCCCGCCGATGTGCTGGACATGGCGGGTCGTCTGGTTGTCTCGCCCAATGCGTTGACGCTGGACGGCCAGCGCAACGTGCCGGCAGATCTGCAGCCTGGCGAGAGCCTGGCAACCTTCCTCGAGCGTCATGTGCCCGGTATCCGCTCTGGAGCCTGGACCGTGATGATCGGCGGGGCCATGGTGCCCGAGGCCATGTGGGCGCATACCTACCCCAAGCATGGACAGTTGATCGCCTGCCGGGCCGTGCTGCGCAAGAGTGCTCTGCAACTGGTGGCCCTGGCTGCACTGACCTACTTTTCTGGCGGCATCGCCGGCGGCATTTACGGAGCCCTTGGCGGGACGTATGTGACGGCTGCAGCGGGGATGTACCTTTCTGCAATTCAGTTCGGCGTGTTCATTGCTGGATCGGTGCTGATCAACAAGGTGCTGGGGCCTAAGATCCCCTCTGTTCAATCCCAGGCCCAGAAGCAGATCTACAGCCTGAGCGACCAGCGAAACACGGCTCGGCCTTATGAGCCCATCCCTGTGCTCTGGGGCGAGATGCGCGTGACGCCCGACCTGGCTAGCAAGTCCTACGCCTGGTATGAGGGCGACGATCAGTATCTGAGCACTATCTTGCTCGGCGGCATCAACGTGCACAGCGCCGCGGATCTCGCAATCGGTGATACGCCCATCGGCAACTATTCCGATGTGAGCCTCTACTACAACGGCTTTCCCGGCATGCCCAGCCAGGATGTGCCGCTTTACAGCAATGTGGATGCAGTGGCAGGCGCCGAGTTTGTCAACGGCGGCGACTGGATCACTCGCACGGGCTCGGCCGGCGCCGGGGTGCTGCAGCTGGACATCGAGGGGCAGCTCTACGACGTAGACAACAAGGGCAACATCAAGCCCAACTCGGTTGATCTGACGATTGAGGCGCGCGTTGTCGGTGCCGCAGCCTGGACCAGGCTGCTGAGCGACACGCTGACCAATGCCAGCACGGATGTGCTGCGCCGCACTTTCTCGTTTGATGTGGCCCCCGGTCAGTATGAGGTGCGTGCCAAGCTGGGCGTGCCGCGCTGGAACGAGGGCGGCTCTGCCGATGCCTGCAAGTTCAACTGGCTGTCTCTCAAGAGCGTGCATGCCGACACCACCGATTACAGCCAGTGGGGCCGCATCGGCATCAAGATCCGCGCATCCGGTCAGCTGAACGGCAGCCTGGATCAAGTGCGCGCCACCTATCGTGCCAAGCCAATGCCCATCTGGACGGGCACCGAATGGGCCACGGCCACCACGCGCGCAGAAGGTCTGTCCAATCCCGGCGCCATCCTGCTGCAGGCACTGCGCGGTGTGTGGGCGACGGACAGCCAAGGTCAGCGCGTCTTGCAGTTTGGCTTTGGCCTGTCCGATGAGCAGATCGACATTGAGGGCTTGAAGGCCTTCATGCTGCACTGCGCGGCGCGTGGCTACACCTACGACAAGTGGATCACTCCCACCATGTCGTTGGGCGCCTTCTGCGATGAGGTGGCTCTTGCCGGCATGGGCGAGTTCGCCTGGACAGATGGGAGCCGCCCCACGGCCGTTTTTGTGACCAACGGCCAGCCCAACAGCGCTGTGGTCAACATGGCCAACATGCTCAAGGGCGGTTTCAGCGTGGATTACGCGCTGAGCAACGCTGCCGATGGCATCGAGTACCAATGGCTGAACCGCGACACCTGGGAGATGACGACCCTGCGCGTGATGGCCCCCGGCGTGACCACCATGCTCAGCCCGGCCCGCGTGACGGGTGAGGGCATCACCAGCGAGCAGCACGCCGCCGTCATGGCGCGCTACCACCTGGCCCAGAGCCTGTATCAGTACAAGACCGTGCACTACACGGCAGACATCGAGCATCTGGACTATCGCCGGTTGTCGGTGCTGTCGGTCTCCCACGACCTGACGCAATGGGGCTTTGGCGGCCGGGTGATGGCTGCACAGAATTTGGGCGGTGCAGGCGTGCTGCTGCAGCTCGATGAGCTGGTGCCCCCCATGGCAACGGCCTATATTGGCCTGCGCGTGCCTGGTGAGCGGGACTATCGCGTCTTTCAGGTGGATGCACTGGAGATCGAGTCCGATTGGGTCAGGCTGACTGATCCATGGCCCGCAGATCTGGACTTCCCCGGCGAAGGTATCGGCAACCCCGCGCATGACACGCTGTGGTGCTACGACTTCAAGGCCACGCCCGGCTATCGCGTGCGCGTGACTGGCATCGATCCCGAGTCGGATCTCAAGGGCGCGCGCATCACGGCCGTGCCCGAAGGGCCTGAGTTCTGGGACTACGTGCTCAACGGCACCTATGTGCCCGCGCCCAACCAGAGCAGCATTCCCCAGCTGGGCCGCCCCGTCGTCAAAAACCTGCGCGTGTCCGAAAAGGTCAACCTGCAGGGCGACACCGAGTGGTACGAGCTGTCCTGCATCTGGGATGTGGAAGGCGACTATGACCACGCCCAGGTCTGGGCCGGCCGTGATGGGTCCGAGCTGCGCCTGGTTGACGGCAACGCTGTCGGCAACCGCAGCACGTTCCGCATTGACGGGGCGGGCGAATGGCTCATCGAGGTGCGGCCGTTCAATCCTGCCGGGCGTGCGGGCCAGATGGCCGTCAAGCTGTACATCACCAGCCAGACACAGCTGCCTCCGCGCAACCCGGGCACGTTTGTGGTCCAACAGGTGGAGGGCGGCCTGCGCCGCTTTGCCTGGGCATATGCCGGCGACAAGCCTGCAGCATTGGCCGGTGTCCAGATCCGATTCATCGCAGGCGAGATCCCGCTGAGCGTGGACATGTGGGGTGCCATGCAGCCTCTGGGTGAGGCTGACGACATCTACACCGCCCAGTTTGAAACGAGCAAGCCCCAGGCCGGCCTATGGACCTTTGGTCTGCGCGCCATCGATACCGCTGGGCAGCTAGCGAATGGCATCGTCCGTTTCAGCATCGAACTGGACCAGAGCTTTGACCAGATCCAGCAACCGGATTTGACGCCGCCACCGCAGGTGACAGGGCTTGCCGCCGTGGGCATGTTCACCAGCGTGCAGGTGACCTGGGATGCGGCCAACTACTCCCAAGGCCACGGGCATGCCCGAACCATCATCTATGCGGCAGAGGGTGCCGGGGCGCAGTTTGCTGCAGCGCGCCAGGTGGCTGAGGCCTTTGGTGGGCCTGCCTCGTTCACCAGTGACCCAGCCACCGTCTGGAGCATCTGGGCCAAGCACCAGTCCGTTGATGGCGTGCTGTCTGACCTGCCGGCCGGTCCTGTGATCGTGGAGACCGGCCAGGATCTGCAGAAGGTGCAAGAGGCGCTGGGCGGCCACATTTCTGAATCGTGGCTTGCCAACAGCCTGGGCCAGCGCATCGATCTGCTGGACAAGGACAACGGTCCGCTCGGGCGTAGCCTGGTCACGGCCGCCCAGCAGCAGGATGCACTCAATCAGTCCGTGCGCGGCAACATCAATCAGATGGCCGAGGGTCTGCTCGAGGCGGCGCTGGCAGCGGACAAGGCGCTCGAGCGCATCACCGACGCCGGTGTGTATGTCGATCCGGCCACTGGCCAGGTCAAGATCTACGGCCTGGAGCAGACGAATGAGCATGTGACCACGCTGCAGATTCTGCTCGATGCGGTGCAGGGGCAGATGCTGCTCAAAGCCAGCACGGCTTACGTGGACGGCAAGATCGCAGAGGCTGTGCTGTCGCCTGCGGATCTGCTCCTCTATGAGGGGATCGATGCGCGCCTCATCACGGTGACGCAGGAGCTCGACAGCATCAACGGTCGGCTGACGCAAAAGGCTGATGCACTGGAGTTGCAGGGGGCATTGGTGCGGCTGACCACAGCTGAGAGCAATCTGGATGCGCTCGGCGGCCAGATCGCTTTGCGGGTGACGCGGGCCGAATACCAGGCCGATCAGGATGCCTTGCAGCAGCGCATGGGCAGCGCCGAGCTCACGCTCAATGCCCTGGATGTGCCGGCTATCACGGCTACGGTGACAGCCACCAGGCGCAATGAGCGCGATGCAGAGAAGACCGCCGAAGCGTTGCTGCGAGACATCCTCTCGGGTGAGCGCAATCGGGAGCAGGCTGCTGATGCGTTAGCGTTCGCTCGCAATCAACTCAGCGCCGCAATCACAGACGGTTTGGCTGCAGAAGCCCAGCAGCGCTTGGAACTGGCGGCCGTTGTCGGCGCGCAGGGGGCAGCGCTGACCCAGGAGTCCAAGACTCGTGCGGATGCTGATGCCGCCGAAGCGCAAGCCCGGCAGCAATTGGCGGCAGAAACACAGCGCGGGCAGCAGAGCCTTTCTGCCGCCATCGATCAGGAGGCAACGACTCGGGCGGATGCTGTCTCGGCAGAAGCGAGCCAACGTCAACAGCTGCAGGCCGTGGTTGAAGGCAATCATGACGCGGCCATGCAGGCCGCTCAGGCGGCCAGTGATGCAGCCGGTGGCAAGGGCAAGGTGATCTTTGGCAGTGCACAGCCTGCTGCAGAGGATCGACTGCCGCAAAACCTCTGGATCGATACCACCGGTGGCGCCAACACGCCCAAACGATGGAGTGGTGCGGCCTGGATCGTTGCGACGGACAAGGTAGCCACGGATGCAGCGGCTGCTGCAGCCACGGCGCAGTCCACGGCCAATAACGCGGTGGCAGCCATCCATGCCGAGCAGTCGGTGCGCGCCAATGAGACCGGCCACCTCGGTGCCCTGTACTCCGTGCGCATGCAGCTGTCGCAAGGCGGTCAGCAGGTGGTCGGCGGATTTGCACTGTCGGGCACATCCAATGGCACGGCCGGCCCAACCATCGACTTTGGCGTCATGGCCAATTCGTTCTGGATCGCGGCGCCCAGCGGCTCGCCGGCTGGTGTGTCCAACGTCAGGCCGTTCTCGGTGCAGACCACGGCGCAAACCATCAACGGGGTGGTGGTGCCGGCTGGCGTCTATATGGATGCCGTCTACATCAATAACGTGGACGTAATTCTGGGGCGCTTCGGCACCTTGCTGGCGGACAAGATCCAGGCCACGGCCATCAGTGCGAGTCAGCTCACAGCCGGCAATGGTGTGATTGGCGGCAGCCTGAAGTCGAGCAACTACGTGACCGGCTCCAGTGGCTGGATCCTGCGGCCTGACGGCATGGCTGAGTTCTCGGGTGTGATCGTGCGCGGGACTATTTACTCCACGGCGGGCTCCATTGGAGGCATCACCATCAATGCGAATGGCCTCAATGCGGGCGCGTTCACCGGCTATGCGTGGCCTGCCGGCACCGGAACCGGGTTTCATCTGGGGCCGAATGGCTTGCTACTTGGTAACCCCAGCACAGGCCGGTATGTGGAACTTGGCCGGGACGGCTATGTATCGATGCCTGGATTCAACGTCATCAACGGCAACGCCACTTTCTCGGGGCGCCTGGAGGCCGCCAGCGGCACCTTCGCTGGGGCGCTGCAGGCGGCAACAGGGTCGTTCTCGGGTGTGCTGACGGCCTCGGCCATCAACGCGGTCAACACCATCAACATCGCCGGCGGCGCTATCAGTGCCAATGCCGCAGCGTATTCGGCGGGCGATGTGTCTTTCTCGAACTACGACACAGAGGTGGAGATTGCCTCAGTGAACTTCACGAGCTCGGGCGGAAGCGTGATGGCATTGGTCGGTTTTGGGTTGACTGCCTCGGGTGGCGTCACCTCGTCCTTTAGTCCTCTCATCCGCGTTCGCTTGCGGCGCGATGGCATCGAAGTTCGTCGCATCGACCTGCCCTGTGAAGTGCAGACCAATAGCAACGAAAGCGGCTATTTCTACACCAGCCGCATTGTCGGTATGCCGATCTCTCTTCCTCCTCTGACGGACACCCCTGGCGCTGGTTTTCACACCTTCAGCGTGACGGTTGAGGCCCGAATGATGGGGAACTCCGTCAATGTGACCACGCGCAACCGTGGCATTTCAATCATGGAGATCAAGCGATGAGTGCTGAAGTTGAGCAACAGGATCAGCCGCTGGTGCTGCAGGTGACGGTTGTTGATGAGCTGGGACGGGTGGTGCATGAGCTGGTCTGCTCGCCTGACCAGCTGCAGGCGAATGTCCCGCAGGGCTGCCGCGTGGTTGACGGAGTGTCTGGAGGTGACTGGTGGGATGGGGCGGTATGGCGGCACAAGCCAGAGCCGCCTAGCCCACATGCGCAGTGGGACTGGAAATCACTGTGCTGGGTAATGGATAGCGCTCAGGCCGCCGATGCCGCCTGGCGCGATGTTCGTCTTGAGCGTGATGCGCGCTTGGCTGCCACTGACTGGAGGGTGGTGCGCGCCATCGAGCGGGGGCAAGCCCTGTCTCTCGAATGGCAGATCTACCGCCAAGCGCTGCGCGAAATCACCACGCAGACAGATCCGCAAAACATTCACTGGCCTGAATTGCCGAAGGAGGAATAAGCAATGGCTTGGTACAGAACTGGCACCGTAGCGGTGACCAACAACAGCAACGTCATCACCGGCACAGGCACCTCATGGGTGGATGGTGCAGCGGTTGGTGAAACCTTTCTGGGACCGGACGCGCAGGTCTATGAGATCACGTCCATCGTCAGCGGAACCAGTTTGCGCATCAGCCCGAACTACAAAGGCAGTACGGCCACGGTCCAAGCCTACGCAATCATGCCCACTCAGGGTTATCTGCGCGACCTGGCCGCGCAGGCTGCGGCGCTGGTCAATAGCTACCAGGCGGTGCGTGACGGCGTTGGTGCTGGCAAGTTTGCTGCAGGCACGGCGGCGGCGCCCAGTCTGCGGGGCGAAGCCGACGAAAACACCGGTCTCAACTTCCCAGGCGCAGACATTCTGCAACTCATCACCAATGGGGTGGTCAGGCTGCAGATTGCCCCTGACGGAACGCCGAGCGGTGTGTTTGTGGACAAGCTGCCAGTCAGTGCCGCTACCCAGACGGCGATCAATACCTTGGCAGCCGCATGCCTAGCATTGACAACCTTGGGGTCTGGGCCTGACCAGGTTCCGAGCAACCAGCACCTGGGGGCTCTGGCTTTTCAGGATGTTGTCGGGGTGCAGCAGGTCTACCGCAATGCGCGTAACAGCCAGCCTGGGGAGGTGTGGCATGAGCGTGTCAGCGACACCCAGTTGATCAAGAAATTCCACGGCCTCGATGACGTGGTGCGCAGCATTACGGAGACCTATGCATGACAACAATCACTGACTTTCCGGCGATTCGTCCAAGTTTTTTGCTGGACTTTGCGAATTCTGGCCGAGTGGATCCGCGCATCAGCTGTGTGCGGGCCAGCACTGCAACTTGCTGCGGCCCTGACGGCAAGCGGCGCACTGTCGCGTCCAATGTGCCGCGAATCGACTACGACCCCGCAACAGGTAAATGTCTTGGTCTATTGGTGGAAGAGGCTCGGACGAATCACTGCATAGCACCTAACAACCTAACAAGCTCCGGCGCATGGATCCTTGAAGGGGCATGTTCGGCAGAGTACTTCGCAGCAGATGGCGGCTATAGCGTGTTGTCCGTGACAGGCGCGACCTATACGGCTCGACCTGCATCGCCAAGTATTTCTACCGACCTTTCAATGGCTATCTCATGCGAAGTTAAGCGAACAGCCACATCTCAGAAAGTTTATGTGCAGCGCAATGGATACGTTGGTTCGTATTTGCGCGTTGTCTATGACTTCAATACCGAAACGGTGATGCTACTCAAAGGCGGGGAAGCGGTTTCAAGCGGGTATGGTGCGGTGAAGCTGGAAGACGGTTGGGTACGCATCTGGGTTGCGGGCTCAGTGCGAACGACAGAGATTTCAACAAATCAGCAAATCACCCTCGGGGAGATTCTTCCTGGGCAATCTGTAGCAGTTCGACGCTTCCAGATGGAGACAGGTGATTTCCCAACCAGCTACATCCCTACAGCGGGAACTGCGGTGACTCGGGCCGCAGATTTGCTGTACATCGACTACACGCTCCCTACCGTTGGTGCCATCGTTGCATCCGTGGCAGGCCTGGCATCGGCCAACACTGCAAATGCTTACCTGTGGAGTGCGGCGAACCCTGCCGACACCAATGCGGACCACGCGTACACCTACTTTTCCGGCTCGAACAATCGCACCAACTGGTGGGTCAACAAGGGAGGTGTCGGTCAGTCTGGCGGCAACATTGCGGGGCGACCGCTCAGCATAGGCATGAGCTTTGATGCGACAGGAAAGGCAGCGGCACTGGCTGCAGGCTCACTGATTGCGAAAGACACCACCCGCCCGCGCGACTTCCCTGCAAATCTCTCCCGGTTGAGCCTAGGACGCAGTATTTCGAACAACGGTTTTTTGGGTGGATGTATCTCGCGCTTGGCGGTTTACAGCGGCCGTATCACTGACGCTCAACTCCAAAGGCTCACAGCATGATGTACCTGCAATTTGCCAGCGAGGCGGCAGCGCGCCTCGCCTTCGCACCATGGATCGTTGAAAACGCATGGCCGTCGTATATAGAGGTTGTGGCAGTCGATGTCGTCGGGAGGATTCAGCGCCCAACGGGCTCAGTGATCGACACGCCTGAGGGGTCCATCCCTGAGATGGCGCTCATCCCTGGATGGCATATCAACCTGAGCGCACCCGTCCCCGCCTTGGCAGCCTATGAGATTGCGGCACCTTCATCGCCTGACAGGGTGTTTGCGGGCAGTGGTGACGCACCGCCACCGCGAGTGCCGGCCGAAGTTGCCCGCTGGCAAGCCAAGCTGGCCCTGATGCAGCAGGTGGATGGGCAAGGCGTGACTCTGTGGGATCGCCTGCAGCAGCTGCGCGAGTCGCTCACGGATACCGAGCAGCAGACCATGCTCGATGCCGCGATGAACGAGGTCCTGAACTGGAAGCGCCCCAGCCCTACGGTGCTGTGGGCGGCCGAGCAGCTCGAGCTCAGCGCCCAGCAGGTGGACGAGCTCTTTATCTACGCGCACGCGCTGGAGCTGTAGCCATGGATTGGACACCTTTGATTCATGCGCTGATCGCCATGCTCGCCCAGGCCCTGGTCGGCCTGATGCTGGGCAACTGGTGGTTGGGCGGCGCGCTGGCCTGCAGCTGGTGGCTGGCGCGCGAGCATACCCAGGCGGAATACCGCTGGATTCAGGCGTTTGCTGGCGGGAACCGCACGGGCATGCCCTGGTGGGGAGGGTTTGACCCGCGTGTCTGGAATGCCGGCTCTTTTCTGGATGCCGTGGTGCCGATCCTGGTGTGTATCGCGGTTTGGGTGATTTACGTACAAGAGAGGGGGGTTATGTGACTAGCAATCTCGATCCGGTAGCGGTCTCCGTGACTGTGGTAGGCGTGGTCTTTTCGCCGGCGCTTGCGGCCGTGGTGGGGCCATACGCCGTGATCGTTCTGTCTTCAGCCATTGGGGCGGCCTGGGCGCTGGGTAGGCGTGAGCCTTCGACCCGGTTCAATGCCGTCAACTTTTTTGCGCTCATTTGCGGTACCGCGTTGATGGTGACTGTGAATGTGGCCGACATGATTGGCATGTGGCTGGGCAAGGAAGACACGCGCTGGCTCTTGTCCCCAGTGGCCTTGTTCATTGGTGGCGTTGGCCAGGACTGGATTCGCTTGGGCAAGTGGGTCTGGGGCCAGTTTCTTTCTTTCAAGCGAGGAGGTGCGCAGTGACGTGGCAAACCCATCAATTGCTCGCCGGGTTAAATCTTGCCCTTTGCTTGGGCATTGGCTGGGCCTGCATTTGCCGGCTCAACTCTCATATCTGCCGCACTTATCTGCTGGCGCGTGCGCGTTATACGTTGCTGCTGGTCGGTGCCATGGCATCCGGCTTGCAGCCGCTGCTTTTCAACTCCTGGCCGTCGGTGGCCAGCGTGATTTTCGGGCTTGCTGTTCTGGCGGGTCTTGGCCTCAACGTGGTGCGCTGGTGGGTCAGCTCGCACCCGATGCGAAGGAGTGACGACGAATGACGCTCGAATCCATTATTTCCAATTCCATCCGTCCAGCTATGGCTTTGCTGCCTGCTGCCATGGATACGCCCCAGGCTCACGTGTACCTGCTCGCATCAGGCCTGCAGGAAAGCCGGTTCAAGGATCGCTATCAGATCGTGCAGGGACGGCCTGGAGCAAAGGGGCTGGCGAGGGGCTTCTGGCAGTTTGAGCAGGGCACACAGTCGAGCCGTGGCGGTGTTTGGGGGGTGTACCTGCACGAGGCAAGTCGATACTGGCTGAGCATCGTTTGCGCCGCGCGAGGTGTGGCATTCGAACCGCGCGCTATATGGGAGCAGTTGGAGGCAGATGATGTGTTTGCTGCCTCTGTGGCGCGGCTGCTGATGTTTACTGATGCGCAGCGCTTGCCGACTGTTGGAGATGAGGAGGGGGCGTGGCAGCTGTACCTTCGCACATGGCGCCCAGGAGCCTGGGCACGCGGCAGCGCTCAGCAGCGGGCGGACTTGCGGGCGAAGTGGGCACGAAACTATGCCCTAGCCATTGAGGCGATGGCGGGTGTCGCAGCATGATCAGTCGCGGCCAATCCATAACCTTCGGGCTACTGCTGACGCTGGCCTTTGCTGCTGGTTGGGTAGCTCAGGGCTGGCGGGCGGACGCTGCATCCGCCCGCGTTGAATCAACTCAGGCAAGCCAGGGCGAAGCTCAGGCCAAGCAATCACAAGCAGTGACAGAAAAAAAAGCAGAGGCAGTGGTTGAGCACGGCACTGCCCAACAGGAAAACACCCATGACTACACGCAAGAAATGGCCCGCCTGGAGGCTGGCCGCACTGCTGATGCTGCCCGCATTGCAGGCCTGCAGCACGACATCAGGAGCGCTGCAACCCGCAACGCCCAGCTTGCCAGTGACGCCGCTGCCCGCCGAGATCTCGCAGATCAGCACCAGCGACTCGCAGCCCTCGCTGCAGAAGGCGCGGAAGTGGTTGGCGAGCTTAGCGGCCTGGTCGAAAAGCGAGACGCCCAGGTAAAACTGTTGCGCGGCCAGATAGCGGCTGACCGGGCACTGCTCGAGCAGATAAACTGAAAGCGCCCCGACACCGTGATTGGTGCCGGGACGTTTCTTTGCGTTTGGTGCTTGATCAGTAGCCTTCGACCAAAGGCATTTCTGCCCCATCGACCGCAATCATCACGCCCGTGGTGTTGGGGTCGATTTCTATTGGGACTCCCCACATTTCATTGGGCTTAGCGAAGGCGTTGACGATGTTGAACTGCCGCAACTCTTCCGGCGTCATCTTGATCAGCTTAGGGTAGGCGTTGTTGTGGGCCTTCCAGTGCCGGAGGAACGTGTGGCAAACGCGCTTGTGGACTGTGTGGATCGGGGAGTCATCGGTCATAGTGCACATTGTCTTTGATCTGTGTAGCGACCATCGTTCTTTTGGATGGCTTTTTGTTTAGAGAAACAGATATGCTTACGATCATGTCTGATTTATCAACAATTATTCCTGTCACAGCGGTTGTGACAATCACTCTTTTCGGAATAAAAGAATTCCTCGAATGGAGGCGTCGTACAGCAGCAGACAGACGAAAGCTTCAAGCAATTAAGAAAGTGCTTGCGAGAGACATTGAGTTAAATTACTCATCGATATCAAATTTAAATTTAATGTTGAATGAGATTAAAAATAAGAAACTCAGTGAGAACGCCGCTGAAATATCTATAACCAGTCGTCCTGCTGGTGGATTCGTTGTGCGGTATGACAGGGGGAGTTATGTCCAGCATGGGATACGAAAAGATAATTTTTTAAAGCACCTTGTTGATATTGCGTCCTTAGATGAGTCATTTTATAAAGAATGTGAATCGGCATTAAATGAATTGTCTGAGGCAGAGCACATACTGCTTTCTCTCGTGCATGGGCCGGGGGCGGATTTTCCTTCCACACCAAATAATTACTATGAGGGTTTGGCTGACTATGGTGTTCAGAACCTAGCAAAGTCGACAACAGCAATCAAGCGGTTCTATCAAATTTGTACAGGTTCTGAGTTATTGCGCGGAAAGAATCGTTAGGCTCAGGCCCTCGCAATCGGTATGTCGTCAATCTTGGTGGTGTAGCGCGGTGTGCGGCGCTCTTGGCGCATGCGCCAGCCGCTCTCGTCCAGCTCGGGAACGCCGGTGCTGGCGACATGCACCGTGCCCTTGCCGAAGCGCTTGTTGACCTTGTCCATGGCTTCCATCAGCTTGCTTTGATCGCGGCTGGGTTCCTGAAAGAGCAGATCGCCTTGCTGCACTTCTGCAGGGCACAGGTCTTGCAGCATGACTCCGGCCTTGGATAGTTGATAGCCAGGCTGGTAGATCGAGCGCAAGCCGCGCACGGCCGCATTCACTAGCGCCTTGGTGTCGGAGGAGGGCGGCTGGAGTTGAATCACTGCCGTTTCGTAGAACCTGCGGCCTGGTCTGAATGGTGATGTGTGTGCGAAAACATGCAGGGCGCCAGCACGCAAACCGCCAGCGCGCAGTTTTTCTGCAGCCCTGGTTGCAAATTCGCTCACAGCTTCTATCAATGGGGGCAGGGTGGTGATGGGGTGACCGAAGCTGCGGGTGCATGCAATCTGTTTTTTGGCGGCAGGGGCTGTCTCCAAGCTCATGCAGCTCACGCCTTGCAGCTCGCGCACGGTGCGCTCGAGCACCACGCTCCAGCCATCGCGCGCGGCATGGGCGGGCAGCCTGGCCAGGTCAAGCGCAGTCAGCACGCCTTGCTCGGCCAGCTGGGCAGAGATGCGCCGGCCCACGCCCCAGACCTCGCCGGCGGCGGTGCGGCCGAGAATGTCGGTGCGTTGCTGCTCGGACAGCTCGGCCCAGTTGCAGACCCGCTGCAGCTCGGCGGGATAGCTGCCAGGCTTGCGCTCCGAGTCCTTGGCGACGTGGTTGCAGAGCTTGGCCAGGGTCTTGGTGGGGGCCAGGCCCACACATGTGGGGATGCCTGTCCATCTGAGGATGCGTGCGCGAATGGCAAAGGCTCGCCTGGTCAGATCCCGCACGCCGTCCAGATCCCCAATGAATGACTCATCGATGCTGTAGATTTCTTGGGTGGGGCCCAGGCCGGCAGCCAGCGACATCATGCGGTCGCTCATGTCGCCGTACAGCTCAAAGTTTGGTGAGAGGCAGACAAGCCCCTTGTGCTCGACTAGGTCGCGCAATTGAAAAAACGGCTGCCCCATCTTCACGCCCAGGGCCTTGGCCTCGTCGGAGCGTGAGATGGCGCAGCCGTCGTTATTGCTCAGGACGACGACAGGGATGCCCTCAAGGGCAGGCCTGAAAGCCCGCTCGCAGCTGACGTAGAAGTTGTTGCCGTCGATGAGCGCGAACAT